ATGACGAACGGGAATGATTACGGCGAGGCGAGGGGCGGCGAAAAGCCCGGGAAGCGGGCAAAGCGCTTCGGCATCGATCATGCGAGCGGCAGGCTATTGCTCGGCTCCTTCAGCATCGGCTTGCCGCGCTCGCGCATCGCGCGGATGGGAATCGGCGTCGCCCTCATTCTTTGTGGGTTTCTGGGGTTCCTGCCGATCCTGGGCTTCTGGATGCTGCCGCTCGGCTTCCTCGTGCTTTCGCACGATTTGCCGGTCGCACGCCGGCTTCGGCGGCGGCTGGCAGTCTGGTGGCACAGGCGGCGGAAACCGGCCGACTGACGACCACCCCGGGGGGCATGGAACGGCGGAGCGCTTTTCGCATTCGTGGTTTATGGAATGTAAAACGCCGAAAACGCGTCCAATGGGCCAGGTGAGGAAATGAAGGCATTTTTTGTAATCGCCCTGTCCACGGCGACGATCTTCTCCGGCGTTTTCCCCGCTGAGGCTCAGGTCGATAGCCGCGGATTTGACGCGCGCGGCATTTGCCGTCGTTCGGAAGGCTGCGTGGTCGATCACGGCCAGGGTGGCAGCTATAAAGGTCCTCGCAACTATCGCAATTTCAACGGCCGGAACGAGCGGGATGGCGACAACGACCGCGGCCGGGACGATCGCCGCTTTCGCAACCAGAACAGAAGCGACAATTTCGAGGCTGCATCCAGCCGCATTGCCGCGCTGCAATTCAGCCGGCATCGGCCTAATTCGATCTGAGTTCGCTTTCCTCGAAAGTGCCGCCATGATCCGGATCAAGGCTGGTGGCCAACAACAGGCTGCAGGCGGCCAGGATGAGGACGAGCTTCATCGCGTAGGACACGGAAACCGCATATCTGCGGCCCGGTGATACGCGGGAGGGCGCAATATAATAGTTGTAGTAGAAGTGCGGATCGGTCGTTTCCAGCAGGTTCTGGTAGACGTGCGGTGGAATGTCCGCATGTTTGACGGTTGGAGAACCCGGGAATTTTACATGAAGATCCCGGCTCTCGGCATCATATGCGGCACGCGCGTGCTTCGATTTGAGGGCAGCCCAATCCATTGCAGCTCCTATCACCCTCCCGGAGGCAATATGAGGCCCGCGGGGCGATCGTCAAGCTAACGATTTGTTTCAAATGCGATCAGGGCGGGCAGCGGGGCATCGCTACGGTCATGGAATTTCCAGCCTGTGACGTGCGCTAGAAAACGGTCCTTTCGGCAACTGCGGAATAGCGTTTTTCGGAAATGCCCTCTTGCGATTTCCTTACGATCATTCTAAACGCTCGCCACGGCTCAGATAACGAGCCCGTGAGGCCTCGTGGCGGAGTGGTGACGCAGAGGACTGCAAATCCACAGCAAACGTAGCAAAATCAATGACCGTTCTGAATAAGAGCCGGTCATTCAGCCGTTTTCCTTGATTTTTCGCACATTGTTTTTGTTCAGATTTTTTGGCTGTTCAGAATGGCCGAAGCGCTTTTTCGTGGCTTCCAGGACGCGCTTTTCCGTCTCTTTTGCATAGCCACGGTAGGCCGCCGCAGTCTTGTGCTTCGACAGCACTCGACCCTGTCCCTCGGTGAGGCCGCTCTCCTCCAGCTCCGTCATTCCGCCGTGCCTGCATTTGTCCAAACTGAAGCCGTAGATCTCGAGCTTGTCCGCCATCTCGCGGACCTCATGGGCGAGAAAAGTTCCGTCCCCGAATAGCTGGCCGTTCTTTTTGCAGACGATCGAGGTGCCGTAGCGCGGTGTCTGGGCAAGCACCTTCTCGGCCTGCTCGTAGAGCGTCACCAGTTCGCCGCTTTCCTCGTCGAGGTATTCGAGCGGGTGCAATGCAAGCTCATCGTTCTTTCGATGCTTCAGCCTGATCTTGTCGGGGTGGTCGGACGCGCGGTAGCCGGTCCACGGCGCATAGCCGGCCCCGATCGAGGACGGCCGCATGAGCCATTCGAAGGCAAGCACCGCGGCAGCGGCCAATTCCCCTCGACCGGCCTCGATAGCCCCGTTGGCGAAGGCATAGACCGTTTTCCGGTCCACATGGCCCTTCTTGCTCTTCACGCGGCGCTTGAGCGTCACGCCTTCCCATGGATTCGGCGTGTCGGTCCTGAATAGCTCGGGATGGTGCGGCTTCATGCGCTTCCACATGGCCTTGCAATAGGTGACGACCTTTTCGCCCATCCGGGTGCCGCCGAAGGCCTCATAGATCTTTTCTGCCGTGCTGACGGCAATGTTGGCGACCTTCGCATCGCCAACGCGACCCTTCTCCAACTTGGTGTCGCAAACTCGGTCCAGAACCCGCTTATAGTCGGGCCTGCTGAATTCGGCGACGGGCTCGAGGAAAGAGCTGTGCTTGAGGTAGGCGTTGACCAGCCACTCGACGGTGCCGTAGCGGCTCATATCTGGCTCGAGGCGAGCATTTCCGTTATCCCGGCGCCATTCCTCCAGCCGCGCGTTCCACACGCCAGCGGCCTCGTTTAGCTCTTTCTCGGAGAGATTGACGCCCAAGGCCGCGCTGAGATACGGGCAGCCGGCTTTCCGGTATAGAGTGGGGCACGTCCAGTAATATCCGGTGGCGCCGCTGGCGAGCTTCTTGAAGGACGTGTATTGCGGCATGGCGACCGGGATCATCACCACGCTTCCAGGTTTGCGCTTTCGACGTTTCCGCCAATAGCCTTGTCCAGGTCGATCTTCCGCCACGCTCTGAATTTGCCCTTGCCGGTTCCGGTTTCGATGAACGGCTTAGGCCAGATCGTACCGACGCGGCTTAGGAAAGCCTCGACGGTCTTCTCGTCGACATAGGCGGCCGCATGCTCGTCTCGCAGAACAGCAGGCCAGCAGCCAACAGGGATTTCAGCATGCCGTGCCATGTTATCCCCGATCTCCACAGGGGTTCTCCACAGGCGCTCGCTTCTTCTCCGGCATCTTGAACAATTCGACGCGCCCAGCTTCCGCGGCATCGGCAAGAGCCCGTAACCCAGCCGGCGTGACGTGGGCAAAGCTTCCGTCAGGTTCGTTGGACTTCATGAGCCCTACCGCGCAAAGGCGACGGCTGATGTGGCAAGGAACGATGAGCGCGCTGGTGGTGCCAACGGTCTTGAGCATCTGGAGTTGGCGCGTGCCGATCTTCATCTCTCCCTCTCTTTCCTCTGCCTCTCCCACTCTGCTTGGCGGACTGGATCTGCGAAGGTGAAGGGCTTGGGCTCGGGGACGGGTGCCGGGGCGGACTTGAGCGCGCGAATACCGGCGGCGATGCGGACCCCAATAGAATCCCGCTCGCCCCAATGTTCGGCAGCCTTCGCCGCCTCTTCCAGCGCAGCGTTACGGATATCGGCTTCATTGGTTGGCATCTGCGCCTCCTGATAAAGCGAGGGCGGGCTGGATGGAAGCCGTGGAACCTAAGCTCTCTCTCGGCAGTTCGCCGTCTCGAGCAGAATTCAATTCGGGAGTGATCTCATGGAAGATGGAAACCAGGGGCCGGGCTGGTGGTTCGCTTGGGTCGGGCGTCTTAACACCAACATCGGAATGCTTCGTTTTCTCAGTGTGCCCATCTGCTTCATCTTGGTTTTCGGCACGATCATGTGGGCTATCTTGCCCTGACCATAGCGACCGGCCGGATGTGCTTGATGCGTAAGGGAGTGCCATTTAGGCCTTCCTCTCGTCAACTGGCTTGAACATGGCACGGGGTGGCAACGGCGGCTTAGCCTGGCGCCTTGCTGCCTTCTCTGAAACGGGGAAGCCGGGGGATTTGATCTTGCCGGCCGGGCGGATCACGCCGCTCGCCTTATCCCGCTGCCGATCGGACTTCCGGATCTGCCGGATATCGCCGCGCGTCTTGATCTTGTGGCACTGGACGCAGACGGCGCGGCAGTTCTCCAGGCTATTATCGCCTCCAAGCTGATCAGGGACATCATGATCGTACTGGACGCCCAAGGAGAGCGAGCAGTTGCAGCGCTGCCCCTCCTCAAGCCCGTAGCGCGGTCCTGAGGCCTCGCATTTCAGGCCGGCCCGCTTCAGGGCTTCGCGGCGGGTTTCGCGGGAGAACTCATGGCGGCTCATGGCGCACCGCTCATGAAGCATTCGCTGCAGATTAGCTTTCGATTTAGTGTCTCGCTGGTAAGCTCCTGCGGGAACTTGTAGCGGCCGCACTTTGGGCACTTCGCTTGGCGGAGGCCGGCGCGTAGCTGGACGCGTGCCCACTCGTGCCATTCGAGATAGCCGGTCGGCGCAGGATCGCCGCCTCGGTAGGTTGGGATAACGTCGATGTGGGCGAAGTCCCGATTCATGCTTCGCCTCCCTTCGATTTCGCCATCAGCCGCTCAAGCGGCGACAGGTGATCTTCGACGGCCTTCGCCTTCAGCGGGGGCAGGCCGAACTTTTCGAGATATTTGCGGGAGTGCTTCGCCCAGACCTTCTTGCCCCAGCTCGTCGAGGCGAATTCCCAAGGGCAAGCGCCGCGCAAGGCTCTCTTGCGGGTGGCGAGGTCGGCATCGGCCGGAAGGTTGCGATGAACCTCGCCGATGACACTGGAGGCGGTTTTCTGCCAGTCGATCATGCGTCACCTTTCGGAAGGTAGATCCTGGCCGGCGCAGGGCCGCTGATGTCGATCGTGTAGCCGCCGGCGCGACTGTCGCCCCGCTTGACGTTGACGGTGATGCCATGGAGAGGTTTGCCGTCGGCGTCGAGCCCGCCGATCTGCTCGAGCACTTCCATCGCCATGCGGTCGCGGATTTCCTGCTCGGTGACGACAGCGCGGAAACTGATAGTGCTGGGCTTGATCATCTTGACCGTCATGCCGCTCTTCGCTTCAAATCTTCTGGATTGGTGAGGATGAAACCCTGCTCGGAATAGTGCCGGTGGACCGTGTCGAGGTAGATCGTCTTCTGGCGCGTCGTCATCAGGCGCGTAACGCCGAAGTCAAACGGCACCATCATCAGCTTCAGCTTGTGCTCGTAGGGGAGCGGCATGATCACGGCGTCATATTCCGCCTTGAACACGTCGTTCTCGTTTCGAAGGATCGGCACGCCAAAGTGCAGCTTGCAGTATCCCCGGACCTCTTCCGGTGACTGGTCGCCGAGCTGAGCGGAGACCTCCAGTACCCACAGGCGCTGAAGGCGGTTCTGGTCGCTGGTTCGGTGCTTGCCGCCGGTGATGCTGCAGGTGAAGGGCATCGTCTTGCCCAAGATGTATTTCACCAGCATCTTGCGGGCTTGGTCGGTGTCGACGATGCGGTTGTTGGTGGACACGTCAGCCTCCGTTTAACGTCGAAAGCTGGGCAAGCCGGCGCGTCTTGATCGCGAAGGCCGCATCGATCATGTCAGCATGGCCTTCGGTTTCGAGCACGGCCGGTGCGTCGAAGTCGTTCCATGCCTCCTCGACGTCTGCCTCGTCCTTTGCGCCGGCGAGCGCCGTCTCGATCTCGTCGAGGAAATCGCCAAGGGAGAACTCGCTCTCGCCAGCTGGCTGTTCTGTCACCGGATCGGCGTCGATCGTCTTCGCGGAAGGCGGGGCCGGCGGCTTAGGAGGCTTTGGCGGTGTCGGCTTGCTCTCGACCGCTTCAGCCGCCGGGGTGATGTCGCGCATCTCCTCCGCCTCGGCGATCTCGCGAACCTCGAACTCGTCGCGGATGCCGCCGAGGACGTCGCCGAACAACTCGCGCAGGCAGTAGCCGGCAGCACGCCAGGCAAGCATCCGCTGCGGGAAACGGAACCACGGACTATCGTTCGGCTTTTCCTCGTTCTTCTTGTCCCACTTGTTCCACTTCACGACTGTGGCCTTGGTCTGCCAAAGGCCAGCCCGCTCGGCGTCGGACTGCGAAAACTCGACGCGCTTCTCTTCGCTGGTGTCGAGACGCTTGGCCTCGCAATAACCCACCATCTTGCCGCCGCGCTCTTCGCAGCCGGTGCGGAGATAGGCGACCTTGCCGGACATGCGCACGACATTGATAAGCCCGTCGCCGTAGAGCGCGGGGCGACCGTTGATCACGGTAAAGCTGCGAAGGCTGACCATCGGCTTGAGGCCGAGCTCGGCGCCGGACATGATTGCGACAGCGACAGCCGCCGCCGCATCATCGCCGGTCAACCTGCCGATCAGCGCGGACGGGGCGAGGCCCGAAGCTACGACGGCGCGCCCGATGCGCATCGTCTCCTCGAAGGTCTGAGGCACAATGGCGAGGACATTGCCGCCGCCGGAGAGAGTGGGAACGTGGCTGTTCATGCCTTTTCCCCTTCGATTTCCGGCTCGACGACGCGAAGGATCTTCTTCTGAGCCATTTGGGATTCGGCCTTGATGGCCATGACTTCCACGGTGGTCTCGCCGCGCGCGGTCTCGACGACGACCTTATCGCCGACGTTGACCAACAGTCCCGCCGGGATGAAATAATCGTAGGTTTTCTCGTCCTTTTGCCATTTGAACTTGATGGCGGCGACGATGAGGGAGGTTGCTTCGGTCATCATGCCGCCCTCTGTTCGGAACGGATCGCCATGCCGGCCAACTCGACGCCGGAGCGCGCCGCCCGGTTGGCGAGTGTCTCGACGACCTCCTTGATTTCAGCGCGATCTTTCAGCGCCATAAGCAGCGCATCGAAATCAGTGATCTCGGCAAAGACGAAAGTGCGGAGAGAGACCTTGGCACCGGTCCGGCCTGCCGAAGCATTGCGAGCCTGAGCATCGCGCTCGGCTGCCGCCGCCTGCTGGGCAAGCCGCTCGGCTTCGGCAATGGCATTGTTCTGCGCTGCTATGCCCGCGGCATCGTTGTCGTTCTTCGCCGCGGCCTTCTCCGCTGCGACGCGCGCAGCATCGGCCTCGCGCTGGATGCGATCAGCTTCTGCCCGGGCGGCTGCCTGGCGCTCGCGCTCTTTGCGAGCTTCCTCCTGCAGGAAGGCATCCATGTGCCGCTTCAGCTTCTTGCTGATCGCGTCCGGCTCCTCCTTGAGCTCGCGCCATTTGTTGTCGACGTTGCGGCCGGCATCTAGGTGAGGCTGTTTCTCGACCTTGTGGAGATCCGTGGCCTTCTTGGCGATCGTCGACAGGCGCTTCGACCAGATCGCTGCGCGATCGGCTTCCGCCTGTGTCGTGATCGGCTTCTTCATGAAAGCCTCAGCCTGCTCGCGCTCGGCGGCAAACTCGACCTGCAAGGCTTCGAACGGATCGGACGGCAGGTTGTGGCCGATGGCAGGCGCCTCCGGCTCGTCATCCCAACCGGCACCCTCGATTGCCTTGTTATAGGCTTCGTAGGTGATCGGGTTGCGGCAGCACCATGTCCAGATGTCAGAGGCATCGACCTGGCGATCGCCGCGCATGGCGTGCCACTTGCCATCCTCGAACCAGATCGCGACCGGCTCCCACGGCTTATCCTTAAAGCGCGTGCGGTAGTAGCCCTGCTGCGGGTCGCCGTCGTGGATCGGCCCGACAGTGCCGGCGAGGGCATTCTGCCACCACGCCCAAACGTTCACTTCTGCCATGTGATCTGCTCCTGGTTGATGCGGGCGCTGGCTTTGAGGCTATGCTCGGTCGGCGCGATAGCGATGACGGTGAGGACGCCGACGGCGGCCACGGTGAGGATGAGGGTGATGGCCTTGTTGAGGGCGCGCTGGAGGCGGGCGCTCTCTTCGAGGACCGGCGCGGCGCGTGCGTTGATTTCGGCAAGGCGGGCTTGGATGTCGGTCACTGGTCCGCCCTCTATCGAAACTGCGCGACACGATCGAGCGCGGGAGGCTCGCCGCGGAAATCGGCGTCGAGGCGGCTCGGAAGCGCGTCGACGAGGGCGTCGGTCTCGAAGCAAATCTGCTTGAGCTTGTTCTTCTCGACCTCGCTCTTGCAGGCGCTGGCGGCGGCGTAGGCCGCCCGGTTCAGGGCGCGCAAGGCGTCCTGGTAGGAGGGCGCGTTACGCATAGAGCTGATCCTCGTCGGTGATTTTCATGATCTGGCGGGCGTAGCGGTAGTGGCCTTCGACGCTGTGCCGGTAGCCGCGCATGAAGGACGGGCCTTTGATGGTATTCCTGGGAGAGTTCATGTTCTCGAAGCCGAGGGCGCCGGAGCGCTGCGCGTCGGCCGCCATGTAGGCGTCGCAGTCGGCGAGGGTGCGGACGGCGTTCCAGCGAGCGTCCCGCTTGCTCTGGTCCGTCTCGATGTTGCGAATGTGCTGCATTCCCATCCTCGTCGCCGTGGCGTTTCGTTGATGGACTAAACGTACGTTATGTACGAACGTCAAGTACATTTTGTACGATTTTGGGATGGCTAAAAACTTTTGCGCGCGGCGAGAATCGAATCGACTCTCAACCCAGCATCTGCTTTCATGAGAACGAAAGGAGAACAGAATGGGCTTGGCAGCATTGCAATCGTCGGCGTGGTTCACGCTCTACATCAGGTGCGAGAACTGTATGAGAGACAGCGAAAGGGTGGTGCAGATGCCAATTGGTGACGAAGTTCCTCGAGACGCCGAAGAGCTGATTGAGAGCGTCTATCTGGAAAAAATCCCATTCCGATGCCAGCCGTGCGGAAGCGTGATCGGCCGGCTAGTCGGTATCACAGGAGGTAAAGCGTATGACCACTGAACGAGAAGTTTTGGAATTCATCATCGTCCCGCCGTTCGAGCAGAGGGCGGCTGTCGCTGCGGCTAAGGAGCGGTTCGAAAATTACCTAGGCAAGCGGTTCCCAGGCTATGGCTTTAGGGTCGGCCCATTTGCACCGGTAGGGAATGAGGACGATTTCAGGGTTCTGCCACTCATGAATTTTGTCGGGGACGACGGGAAGATCTACATGTGCTCGCCCGCGAAGCGATGGTTCATCCGTGAGATAGCCGCCGCTTGTGCAGCGTTTGACCTTAAGGGAAAACAGACTATCGCCGCATGAAACTTGCGCCCTTGAAGCATCTTGCCATCCGACTGGCGGCTAGACGGCCATCAGAAAATCTTAATTGACTGTTAGTTTGTTCCCAGTATGTTCCTAGTCTGAAGACTCAGGGAAACCCCAATTTCATGGCTAAGGCTTTACGCTGGAGGAAATGCCCGTTTTGCAACGGAAGTTTCGCTCGTCATGCGGACGGTGATTTCGATCCGCAGAGGTTTTGCCTCGCTTGCTCGGATGAGCGCAAGGCAATCGCCGCGCATGCTCTTGGATTGCGTAGGCTGACGCCCTCAAGTGTCGAAGATTATATTGATCGTCGACCTGCTAGGCCTTCAACCTGAAGAAGGCAGTTAGTTCTTTTTCCACTACACCCTTGCCACAAATGGCGCTGCTGCCGCCCAACTTTAACGCGCGTCCTTTTGCTACTGGCAAAGAGTTGGCCTCCCATTCGTGCTTCCGCGGCGAAATTGTGCGCCACTCAACCTCAACGCGGCGTCCCTTAATCTCTCGGCGCCATTGGACACTGTTGTCTTCGACTGAGCATTCCCAACATTTCGCTTCATCGAGCCCGCTTAGATCATTCAGAAGCTGATCTGTGTTTTGGTATCGATACGCAGTTTCGTCATGCAAAGCTCGCTTTATAATCCTGCGCCATTTTGCGGATACGTGCGGCAGCCATTGAAGGCTATCAGCAAATCCACCGTTTTGAACTATAAACCTCGGGGAAGGCGAAGCACTATACCAGCGGTGGCCATGCAGCAGCCTATAGAGGGTCATTCCTAAGGCCCATATATCGGTCTTCACAGACGTGCCCCCACCGGCCCAAACCTCGGGCGCTATATGATCTGAGTACCCTGCTTGAGATCCGTAGCCGAGGATGAGGTCATCTGTGACCAGTCCAAAGTCGCCAATTTTCACCGAACCTTTGGCGTCGATTAATATGTTACCCGGCTTGAGATCTCGGTGAAGCATGTGTCGCGCATGGAGTGTGCCGAGGCCAAGAGCAACCTGAGTGGCAATCTTGTGGACAGCCGCCGAGGGTAAAGGGTTTCTCTCATAGGCTTTCTGCAAGGAGCCGCCAGAACAAAAGTCCATTACCAGATGAATGGCGTCTTGATCGTGTGCTTCCAGCAGGTGGTGCACTGCGACGACGTGGTCGTGAGCGCCCTTTTTTAAGCGTTCGCCTTCGTTCAATAGGCCCTCGCGGCGCACCACCCAATCGGCATTGGATTCCAGCGGGCGTTGGCGCAAGATCTTTACCGCTACAACACCATGGATTGGATCTATACCCTCATGCACGTCGCCAAAGTGCCCATTCCCAATCTTATTCCCGACAGTAAGTCTCGACCTCAAACCGGTCATTTCGGCGCCTTTTTCTTTGCGCTGGAGATGATCAAGAGTGCCGCCTCGCGGCTCCCGGCCCGAAGATCCGCGCCTTCGATAGTTTCCTCCCAGAATTCGTCGTCTCGGAGGTACTCATCCGCTTTGCGCTTGCCAAATCTCCTGCTGATGGATGCCTTCGCAACTGTTTTAGTTTCACATGCTGACGCCGCGGCTGCCATAGCAACCCCTCGCAGCTCGGCGGAATGCAAAAGTGCGAGTTTCGGCGAACCTTTTAGGGGAAGGGCGCTTTCTTTGAGGATAGCTTTTGAAATTTTGTTCTCTCGTATGTACCCGTTCAAACGATCATGCATGACCTTATAAGCTTGGGATCGGTCTCCCGCCTGCAAAGTAAACGTTTTGTCGGCGATGATCTCGTATGCCCCCTCATCGTCGGGAACATTGATATCTACTAGAGTTACCTTCTCTCCTGACACTTGTATTCCCGCCCACCGTTCAGCCACTTGAACCTCCCTGCTACCCGCAACTCTAATCTCAAATTCGTTGCCGTCTCTTTTCCGGGTCAGAACCCCGGCATCTCGTTCATGACCCGTCGGACAAGGGCAATGACTTGAACGTTCACGCCGTCGTCTGCCTCGTGATCGCGCTGGATTACAATCGGCTTATGCTTCGGATTCGTCGACCGCGGATGAAACTCTGCGCGATCCGAGAAAAGCTCTAGCTGCTTGACCGACCATTCACGGAAGTGCCCGCCATCACGAGTGCGCTCGACGACTACCACCATTCCAGACCTTAGCTCGACCTGGTGCTCAATATCCTCGTATGAGAGGCAGACGAGTCGATCGCCGGGGAAGATCGGGCGAGGGCGCAGGTCGTTCATGCTGTCGCCGCTGCAGTCGAAGACGAGCTGGCGAGCGTTCGGAAATTTCTCATCCCGCGGAAGCATGACCTCGACCGGATCCGATTGATCGAACTCGTCGACCTCCCGAAAGGTGCCAGCCTCGACAACACCTGCGACCCGGCCGGCCACCATTCCCAGCCGGTTGAGCGTCAACTCGCTGATGGCAGGTGCGGCACCTTCATCCGCATTGTCACCGAAGAGGATCCATCCAGCCTTCACGCCGAAAAGTTCGCCGTACCTTTCGGCCGCCTTCTTCGAGATCGCTCGATTGCCGTTCTCGTTGCTGATCAACGTGTTCTTGTTGATGTCGCGCGGAAATGCATTCGCCGCATCCGTGGGGCTTTGAAACCCAGCCGCCTCGCGCGCACGCTTCAATCTGTCCTTCGGTAATTCCATTCGTACATTATGGCCGAAATTTATCGTGCAATGTGTACGATTTGGTATTGTCAACGCGTCGTACTTTTTGTACGATTAACGCCATGAGCAAAACACCTTCTTCCATATCAGCCTTGATTGACGAGTGGGAAACCATTGGCGAATTCGCGGCTGACGTCGGCTGCGGATACGAGGCAGCGCGCCAGATGAGGCTTCGCGAAAGCATCTCTCCGCGGCATTGGGACGGCGTCATTGCCGCTGCCGATCGCAAGCAGATCGAGGGCGTTGATTGGCAGTGGCTCGCATCGAGGCACACGTCGACGAGGAAGGCGGTGTCGGCATGACAGCTGACAAGCAGCTCAAAGCCTACATCGACCGCGTTCTCCGCTTGAAGGAAGAACAGGACTCGACCGGCGACGACATCCGCGAGATCTATGCCGAGGCTAAGGCCGAAGGCTACGACAAGACCATCATGGGCAAGCTTGTCGCCCATCTGCGCCGGGAACTGAAGCAAGGTGCCGGCGCGGTCGCCGAGGCAGAAAGCATTTTCGACACCTACCTCAATGCCTATCAGCGGGCATCTGGCACGCCAGTTGCTACGCATACGCATGAGGAAAAATTCGACCCGATCACGGGCGAATTCCTCAACGAGCCGGTGAACGCGAAGCTGGTCGCCACGGTAGCGACCGGCCTGCAGACCGAGGCCGGCAGCAAGGCGCTGATCGCCGCCGTCGATATCATGATCGCCCGCGAAGGAGCGGAAGAAGAATCCCAAGCGAACGTCGAGGAGGAGGCTGCGGACGAGAGCGCCGCAGTTTCTGATGATCCGGCTAGTAGGGCCTCTGAGGAGAGCGAGCGTCAGCGCGCCTCGATGGTCAGCTGTGCTGACGATTGCCGCACGGGAGGCAAGGAACAGGTAGCTGCGGCTCCTGTACCCGTAGGGGAGGCCGATGCACGTAGTCTCCCCGCCCATTCGCCGGAAACGGCAACGACGCAGCGAGCAAACGTCCCACCTCAGCATGAGGCCGGAAACGGTCAAGCAACAGTGCAAAATTCGGGCGTGACAGTTGTCGGTACCGAGAGCGGAACCGTCTCCAATTCCCAGATCGATCCGAATGAGGATCGCCGCGAAGGCCACAGCATCGACGGTGCGAAGAGTACCGCCGACGCCAACGCAGGAGGCGACCATGTAACCGCTCAAGCAAATCGCGCCGCAACGGCCGGAGCGCTCGTTAAATGCACTCCGGCCACCAAACCCCTCCGGCCTCATTGCCGGAACCCCGGCGAACATTGTGGCGGCTATGGAACTAATCATTGCCATTCGTGCCTGCGAGCGGCGAAGGAATCAGAGGTGGCAGCATGATCACGGCCCCGCACATTCGATCCCGCGCCGAGCTGACGTCGATGATGATCGACTTCACGGCAAACGGCGGTGAGGTTCGCAAGTTCGGCCGAGGCTTCACGAGCGACTGGATCTACCTGAGGGACGTCTTCAAAGGCTTCGGATACGAGCTGAAGACGGTCCGCCAGTTCTACGTCGTTCATAAGATCGGCTCGAAGGGCAGGCCGAAGCGCCTCACGCGCATCCAGGCCATCCGTGAGATCGACCGCGTTCTCGTCGCCAACGGCATGCAGCCGTTCATGATCACCAAGCTTGAGTTTTTGGAGGCGCGTCCATGACCGCAGCCTTCCACAAGGTCGCGTCTGCTCTGAAAGACATTCAAGCAAGGCGGTATCGCTCCATCACCTACACCGAGGACGGCACGGTCATCATCGTCGATGCCGAGACCGGGAAGTCTGCATCGGGGCGAAATCTCAAAGAGGCGGAATCCAACTTCAGGAGCGCAGCATGAGCATTTTTCTCGGCCACCTCGGCGCCGCGCTGATCATCGGTGCCTTCTTCTTCTGCGCGATCTTCGCCTTGTCGGCTGCGCGCCTCTCCGGCGGCATCAGCCGTGAAGAAGAGGTGAGCACCTACAGGAGCCGCTATCCCGCGAAAACGAACTGACGGGCTAACCCCCTCCGGCCCGTCACAGCTGGCCCAGGTCATCCTCCTCCCGAGCGCCTGGGCCAGCAACCTGAATTCGGATCCGCTTATTGGACAGTCGCAAGACGACGGCTGGAGTAACAGAGCCAAGCATTTCCCAGTTTGCAGGTGGCGACGGCGGATCGCCACCTGCAGCAAAGCCGGACGCGGCGGAAGTGTCGGCTTTGCGGAATGGAAGAACGGCATGCCCAGACGGCGGGCCGGCGACAAAGGGCGAAGGCCCTGCAAGGCTTTCTCCTTTGTCGTTTTCGATATCGGTCCTGCGCATCGGAAGTCTCCTTGGAACGAGACCAAGATCGCACAGGAGAACGACAAGGTGTTGGGTTTCGAACAGGAAAGCTTGGGGCGACGTCCCACGAAAAAGACCAGCAGGAACAGGGCGATGAGTTCGACAGCAGAAGCGCGAGTTTTGATGCAAGACGCTTGGCCGATACGGCGGTTCGGCAAGCTGGACAACATTTTCTATCACGCAGTGCGGTTCATTTCTCCGCGCGTCAACAAGGATTTCACGCCGCGCCGAGCCCGCTCGATTTGGGAAGGCACCGCGCGGCGCATCGACAGCGAAGAAATGGATGCCCTGAGGGCAGCGATCATCGAGGAGGCTCACCGTGAGCAACAGGAATTACGCGCCCGTCTGGCTGATCTGGACGAAAAAGTTGCCGCTTTCGGCGCGCGCGTGGCTCGCGAAGCGGTGGCGCGCAAAGGCGAATAAGTGGGCCGATCTGGCCGATTGGATCATGGGGGTGGATGACTGACATGCATACACCTCCAGAAGAGATGATCGCATGGCTGGACCGCCGCATCGCCTCCGCCATGACCTGGCTCGACGATCACGGCAAGGGCTCAAAGCGTCCTCGTCCTCAGCACGAGATCGAAACCAAGGAATACGACATCGCCCGCTTTGAGGAGATCAAGGCAGCGTATGTGAAGGCTTTGGCGAAGAGGAACGAGGCGGCATGAGCCAGAATACTTCCTCCGCTGTGATGCAGCAGCGCAGCGAGCCTCACGACAGCCTCGACGATTTCCCGACGCAGCCGTGGGCAACACGGGCGCTATGCGAGCATGTGCTCGCCGGGTGCTATCTCAAGAACAAGACGGCATGGGAGCCTGCCTGCAATCGCGGTCACATGTCTGCCCCTTTGCTTGAATATTTCGGCGCGGTGTGGGCTTCGGATATCCATGATTACTGCACTCCTGGCAGCTTCCAACATGATTTTCTCTTCCCGGTGATGCCGCTGTCGGAGAGCCCGGACTGGATTATCTCTAACCCTCCGTTCCGCTTGGCCGAGCAGTTCATCGCCCGGGCGCGTGAGATCGCGACCGAAGGCGTTGCCATGATCGTCCGCACCTCCTTTCTTGAGGGGGTCGGTCGTTACGAGAACCTTTTCAGCAAGAACCCGCCGTCGATCGTCGCTCAGTTTTCGGAGCGCGTGCCAATGGTCAAAGGCCGTCTCACCGCGACCGGCTCGACAGCCACCTCCTATTGCTGGCTCGTCTGGATCAAGGGCGTCAGCACCACAAAACTGATCTGGATTCCGCCTTGCCGCAAGAAGCTCGAGCGCGCCGAGGACTATGCAGCCTATCGCGAGGCTGCGGCATGACCTTCCTCGAAGCCTATGCCACGCGCAGCGCCGATGTCTTTGCAGATGAGAGAGGCCGCGATCGCAGCCTCTCCACGTTCATGAACGGATCAGGCAGAAACGCGGCCGCCGCCGCTTGGGGTCTTGATCATCCAAGCCCGAACCGCAGGCTGCTTCATCAAGATACCCTTCTTGTTCCCGAATGCCCGAAGGGCATCACGTGCTACCTCCAGCGGCTTGTGTCCATCATGGGCCATGTAGCAGGTCTTGAGGGTTCCCTCGTGGACGTGATCCCGGTCTTTTTCCGGCCAATCTTCGAGAAAATCGATGGCATCCGCCAGAGAGAATATCTCACAAACCAGGCCATCCCGTTCCTTCAGATAGACGGGGCGATTGAAGTTCGCGTTCATTGCTACCTCACTGAAAACGTTGGTGATCAACAAGGATGGCGCCGCAGCACAGCGCCGGCGGAAAATGTACTTTCTCAATTTTTCCGTTGCAATAGCAGCCGCGTGAAATTTTCTCGGGAGGCCCAGGCATGACCTTCCTGGAAGCCTACGCCATCCACGGTCCCGACGTCGAGCGTATCGCCAAGGTACTCGGCATCACGCCACCGGAAGCTGATCGCCTCATAAATGAAGCGATGGAGCGCCGGCACCAGCAGCGCGTCGAGCGTGACCGGAGGCGAGCATGACCGAGCGCATGTCAGCCCAGCAGTATCGGGAAGCCGTCGCGAAGCCGAAGCCAGGCAACAAGTTCCGCGCGAAGCGGACTGTCTTCGACGGCATCACCTTCGACAGCAAGCGCGAGGCGGAAGTCTATGGCGACCTCAAGCTGCTTGAACGCGCTGGCCGGATCTCCGGTTTCGATCGCCAGCGGAAGTTCGAGCTGATCGTCAGCGGCGAGATCATCGGCACATACAAGGCGGACTTCGTCTTCATCGACCATGCCCAGGACGGCCGCTTGCGAGTCGTCGATGTGAAGGGCGTCGTGACACGCGATTTCCGCCGCGTCCAGAAGATCATCAAGGCGGCTTACAACATCGATGTCGAGGTGTGGAAATGAGCAACCGTGCGTGGATGCCGCTTCACATTGCCGACTACCTCGCCGACACCGGACACCTGACGGCGACCGAGCACGGCGCCTACCTGCTGCTGATCATGCACTATTGGCAGAACGGTTGTCTGCCTGAGAACGAGCGCATCATCGCCCGCATCGCCAAGCTTTCGGCGGAGCAGTGGGAAGAGAGCCGCGACATGCTCGCCATGCTATTCGGGCCCGGCTGGACGCATAAGCGCATCGATGCCGAGCTTTCAAAGGCCGACGAGATCATCGAAAAGCGACGCGCCGCCGCCGAGTCCCGTTATTCAAAGGGGAAAACGCAGACATCAGATGCAAATGCAATGCATGTGCAAAGCAAGTGCAGTGATACGGGCGTGCCACCTTCAACCGATAACCAATCTTCCTCACTTCGTTCGGAAGACGCGCGCGCGCCGGTGATCGATCCTGATTTCGAAAGATTTTGGGATGCCTACCCGAACAAGACCGGCAGGCCGTCGGCGGAGAAAGCTTTCTGCCAAGCAGTCAAGCGCGCCAGCCTCGATGAGATCCTGGCCGGGGTTCGAACCTATTCGGCCAAGGCCGACGATCGTCAGTGGTGCTCTCCGGTGAAGTGGCTCTCCGACGACCGGTGGAAGGACCAGCCCGCAAAGCCGCCAGACAAACCGCCGCCGCGGACCAGCAGCCTTTCTCACCTGCAGAATTTCCAATCCCGCGAGGACTACCTCGCAGCTGAAAAAAAACGATCCGAGAGGAGTTTCCGATGACGAGTTTTATCTGGACAGACGACAATATCGCCAAAGCCGAGAAGCTTTGGGCAGATGGGATATCGGCGCGCGAAATCGGGGAGAGGTTTGGCGCGAGGAAGAACAACGTCATCACCATGGCGAGCAAGCACCGTGACAGGTTCCCCGCCAGGCAAGCGGCTAGGGTATCGCTCCCGGCAGACGCGACGCCGGCGCAGCGGGCGCACCACGCCGATCGGGTGATCCGCGTCACGTTCTCTGGCGCCGAGGTCACACTTCCCCGCGTCGCCTTCATCGATGGAGCGGCGATCTGATGAATAGATACGGCGCGTATCCCCGGCGCATCCCCGGAGGCTTCGGATATTGGGCGATGATCAGGCTTTGCCGCGACAGTCATCCGTCTCCGGTCATGGATGTCGGCGACAAGCCGAAGGTCTTCCGGACCGAAGGCGAAGCGGCACAGGAATGCCTCCGTCACCTGGTGGCCTTTATGAACGGGAGGGAGATCCGCGGCGAGGTGTTCGATGCCAGGCCAAGCATCCGGCAGGCGCACCGGGAAAAGGCTGAGAAGCTGTTTATCGGCGGCGGCCGGACAGTTCAGGTCGAACGGGTATAGGCGAGGGAATGAAAATGGCGGAACCCAAAAAAGTACGGAAGCGGCCGGCGCGGACGTTCAAGGGGCTGACGGCGGCGAATGTCGACGAATTCACCGGCCTTGGCAGCCAGCACGCCAAGATGAAGCTGGTGGAGATCGAAAACCCGCACTACAGCAAGGTCCATGCCGGCGCCTCTGGTAACCCGAAGACAGTCACGGCAGCCATGAACCTTCGCGAAAGCCCGATCGCGATGATGGCTGCGAAGGGGCACCTGGAGCCGCACCAGGTCGAGGCGGCGATCAAGTTCCGCCGCCTTTGGGAAGCGCTCGGCGGGGCAGGGGCCGGGTCGTTCGATTATAGCCGGGAGCCGGTCGACGGTGGAGGCGCACGAGAGCCGATATCAGAAAGGCAGATCGATGCCGGCACTCAGCTCAAGAGTTGCCGCGATATCCTCGGCCGCCGGCATTACGAGGTAGTGAGCAAGGTGGCGGGCGAGGGGCGGACGATTGCCGAGATCGGGACATCCAAGCGAGCCCGTCACACACTGGCTGATTACCTCAGAGACGCATTAGAGGATTTGGCTGTGCATTGGGGCTTTCAGAAGCGCAAACCGCCGAAGAATTCGCCATCGGTAGAGTTGCCAAGGTAAACCTTGCAGGGTATTTAGTGATTAATGTGGTGATTTGCGTAGAGCGCTCGCCGAATCAGCCGCCTCCGGGCGGCTTTTCAATTTCAGGCATCGATCTCCGGGCTTTTCGCAGCGAACTTCTTCCGCTTCCGCGGGGCCATTGCCTTTAGAGCGGTTTTACTGGCCGCTAATTCAGCATCCCTGGCGAGCCGCAACTCACGAAGGCGAGCAGTCTTCCCGTCGCGGGCAGCGTTTCGGGCTGAAATAAGTGCTTGAGATTCCTTGGTGGTGATCGCAGCTTTGTCTTCGCGTATTTTCTGAGTCATCAGTTTAAAGTAGCGCGGTCGCGAGGAAAGAAAAGTCCGAGGCAGCCACTCAACTTCCGAGTTGGACGGCTTCCCGTGGAAACAATACGATCTGGCGACGCACAGTCTGACGGCCAAGGGATGGCCAGTGGCCAGCGGGAACCCCGCGGCCCACCTTTCATGTCGGAGTAGAGCAGCCCGGTAGCTCGCTTGGCTCATTACCAAGAGAGCCGCGGGGTTTTGCTTAGGCTCGCCCTGCTGGTGCGACAGAAGGATTAGTCGTCAGTAAGCGTACGACCTCCGCAGCCAGCTCGGTCACATCATAGACGACTGCGGCTCCATGGTTAGCATTCGCAGTCGTCACTATTTGCGTACGGTCAGGAAGCGCCACCAGCGAAACGACCTGGTCCGGGTTTATGAAAACAGGTACCGCAGCCTGTCCAATCAGGGTCAATTGCACGAGCCTCATGGTCTCTCTCCGGGCAAAGAGGGTTTCGCGGATTAAACGCAATATCCTCACCTTGAGTTCATGCGCCAGAGAGCCCGCCGCCCGTTTGTCGCCCCGTCGGCGGGTTTCTCATATCAACCAGCAGAAAGGATAGAGCATGCGAATTGTTCGAAGTCTCCTCTGCGCTGGCCTCGCCATGATGGCGGTCGGCCTTTGCGCAGCGATGCCCGTAGACGCAGCGATCCCGATCGAGGTCCATGCGATCGTCCAGCCGATTATGGCAAAGGAATATCCGGCGCCGGCCATCATCGTCGACGCCATGTTGCCGAGCGTTATGCCGGTGATCGCAGGCGACGGCGGCGGCCGAAGTTCCGTCTTCGACGACAGCTCTTCCTTTGCCGCCACGTCCACGCACGTCGACGCCTATCAGCACATCGACCCGGACATCGTTGTCTGATCACATACGAAAAAGGCGGAGAGCTAACGCTTCCGGCCTTATTTCTCGATGGTTCATTCTGTGTTCTCCACTGAGGCCAGAGATTGGGACATAGAGCCGTGAAATCACGGCGAAACGTTCTGCTGAAGCCAAGCTACTGCATTCTCATTTGCCTGTTTTGTTGCCCAATCCGCGCCTAGTTTCATCTCAACAATGACAAGTCCGTCGTCGGCGTCCATCTCTTCCATGAGGATCGTACGAATTTCAGAGGTCGGCCCCTTGAGATTGCCGAACCACAACGATTTCAGTGGGGAGATGCACTTCATAGTGCGAAGGGCCTTTATCAGGCCATCGTAGTTTCTGACCTTCCTGAGGTCGTAGCTAATCATGTACGCTGGCATTGCCTGCTCCTGTGCTTGGTTGCTTCAGCAGCAGGACACATTCGATTGAGTCGCGGAAGAGAAACCGCAACTTGGTGGTGTGAAACTCGCGCTTTTTATGGAGTTACGCACATTGTTCGACTTCTCCACAGATCAGCGGCACCGGCTATCGAATAAATCCCAGGCGCCGTTTCTCGGCGTCCTCATATTCCTTGGCCTTCACCCGGTCGGAGTAAATTCGTTTGGTCACAACGCCGTTCTCGGTAGTCGTGATTAGGTAGCCGTCAGAAGTCGTTTCGATCGACACCCCATTTTTGATCTGGTCCATTCCCATTCCTCCCAAGGTTAACCCATGCCAGTCCTGAAAAATGCCCGGCATGAAACGTTCGCGCAAGAGCTTGCCAAGGGCAAGACCGCTGACGAGGCATATAGGCTTGCAGGTTTTAAACCAAACCGAGGGAATGCTGCGACACTAAAGCAGAAGCAAAGCATTTCAAACCGCGTCGCCGAGCTTTTGGAATGGGAGCAGACGGTAGAGCGCAAGGCCACCGAAAAGGCCATTGAAAAGCTTGCCATCACGAAAGAGCGGGTTCTGGAAGAGCTAGCCAAGATCGGCTTCTCCGACATCCGCAAGGCCATCAAATGGCAGGGCACTCTCGTGACCGAGGAAGACAATCCCGACGGCGGCGATGTCCTCGTGATCAAGAACGTGGTCACCAACAATGTGCAACTGGTGTCGAGCGACGACATCGACGACGACACGGCAGCCGCCATCGCCGAGATCAGCCAGAACTCGACCGGCGGCATCAAGCTCAAGCTCCATGACAAGAAAGGCGCGCTCGTCGACATCGGCAAGCACCTCGGCATGTTCGTTGAACGCCACGAGCACACCGGCAAGGACGGCGCTCCGATACAGACCGAGACGAGAACATGGCGGGAAGTGCTGCGCAGCGAAAAGAGCTAGACGCCACCACCCATCTCACCAACCCGGCCCTCCATGATTTCTGGGAGGAGGTTTTCCTCGGGCAGGCGGACATCGCGGTTCTCCACGGTGGACGTTCAAGCTCAAAGACCCGAGACACAGCCTGCCAGTTGGTGCGCCTGGTCGACCACGTCGGCGTCAGGATGCGCGTTCTGTGCATCCGTCGCTTCCAGAACCGCATTCAGGACTCGGTCTATACCGAACTGAAGTGGGCGATCGTTCATCTCGGACTTGAAGCCGCCTATGATGTCCAGAAGACGACAATCATCCACCGGCGGACCGGTGCGGAATTCATCTTCTACGGCATCGAGCGAAACCTTGAGGATATCAAGGGTACGTCCGACGTCGATATCCTCTGGGTGGAGGAGGCGGAGAAGCTTACCGAAGATCAGTGGACGGTCATCGGCCCGACGATCCGCAAGGAGGACAGCCTCGCGATCCTGCTGTTCAATCCGAAGCTCGTCACCGACTACGTCTGGAAGAACTTCGTCATCAACGTGCCGCCGCACTGCGTCGTGCGGAAGATCGATTACACCGAGAACCCGTTCCTATCGCAGAAGGCGTTGCGCGACATCGCCGCGATGCAAGAGCGCAGCCCGGAGATGTTCGAGCATGTCTATGGCGGCGTGCCGCTCGGAGACAGTGCTCTATCGATCTTCAAGCGCAAGTGGCTTGAGGCTTGTGTGGATGCCCATCTCGTCCTCAAGCTTGAGCTGACCGGCCGGAACATTATCGGTTTCGATCCGGCCGACGACGGCGAGGACAAGAGCGCGACAGCCGACAAGATCGACGGCGTTTTCACGGATGCGGAGGACTGGTCATCAGGCAAGGACGAGCTCGTGCAGAATGCAAAGCGCGTCTGGGCGAAGGCCAGGCATGCTGACGCGACCGTCTCCTATGACACGATCGGCGTCGGTGCCTTCGTCGGCGGCTACATCGACGAGCAAAACGAGTTGAATGGTGCCAACGTGGAGCATTTCGCTTTCCACGCCGGCGGCGGGGTCATGGACGGCGATAAGCCGAGCGATCCACTGAACGGCAATAGCCCGCTCAACAAGGACGAATATCTGAACCTGAAGGCGCAGGCATGGGCCAACACGGCCCGCCGCGCCATGCTCACATTCAATGCGGTGACACGAGGCCAGGCGATCAAACCAGAGGATGTCCTGTCCTTCTCGTCAGCGATCGGCGTCACGAAGCTGGATGCCCTCTTCACCGAGCTTTGCGTCCCATGGTGGGTCGAGACAGAGGGCAAGAAGCGCGTCGTCCCGAAGGCGAAGCTCAAGAAGGACCTGGGCGTGAAATCGCACAACCTGGCCGACGCCGTGATCGCCGCCGACAACGTCAATATTGCCATCGGCCCGACCGTCGCGATGTTCCTGAGGAATAAGAACCGATGAGCAATGTCCTGAGGCTGGCAAACTATGCCCAGCGCCGGCTAGGCAGCATGTTCCCGGCCTTCTTCCCCGGCACGAACGTCAAGCACGACTATTACAAGGATTTCGGCTGGCCCGAGACGCTGAACTTCGACCAGCTCTACCGGATGTATCTTCGCAACGGCGTGGCGACGGCCGGTGTGGACAAGACTGCCCTGAAGACCTGGCAAGATACTCCGTTCCTTTTGGAGCAGGAACGCGACGGCTCAGAGAGCGGCCCACAGAAGGAAACCGATCTCGAGCGGGATATCCGCAAGAAGTTCGCCGCGCTGCGCCTATGGGCAAAGCTTGCCGATGCTGATCGCATGGCGATGGTGGGGGGGTATTCCGGCGTCATCCTTCGACTGAGGGACGGCAAGCCATTTGACCAGCCGGTCGACACGGTGCCCGGTGAGCTCGACGGCCTCTTCAAAGTCGACCCGGTCTGGAAAGGCCAGTTGACGGTCGCCGAATATGATGCCGACGCTCGGTCGGAAACTTATGGCGAGCCGATCATGTATCAATTCACCGAATCCGCACTGGACGGTGACAAAAGGCAGAATCGTCAGCTTCGCATCCATCCCGATCGCGTGCTCATCTGGTCTGACGATGGCTCGATCTATGGCCGGTCGATCCTTGAGCCTGGCTTCAACGACCTGGTCGACATGGACAAGGTCAAGGGCGCGGGCGGCGAGGGCTTCTGGAAGAATGCCAAGTCGGCGCCGGTGCTCGAAGTCGACAAGGAAGCCAAGATCGCCGACATGGCAAAAGCCATGGGCGTCACGGTCGAAGAGCTTGCCGACAAGATGAACGATCAGGTGGCCGACTATAACGCCGGCTTCGATCAGCTTCTGATGCTCATGGGCATGCAGGCGAAGCAGCTCAACGTCACGCTTCCGTCGCCCGAGCATTTCTATGGGGTGGCTCTCAACTCCTTCGCAGCCTCGATCAACATGCCGGTGAAGATCCTCGTCGGCATGCAGACCGGCGAACGCGCCAGCCAGGAAGACGCGGACGAGTGGGGACAGACCTGCATGTCCCGCCGGGCGAACATCACGCATCCGAACATCATGGAGTTCGTCGCCCGTCTGCAACGCTTCGGCATCCTGCCGGAGAAAGACTGGTTCATCGACCAGCCCGACCTGACCGAGGCGTCGATGGGTGAAAAGATCGATCGCGCCGTAAAGATGGCTGACGTCAACCAGAAGACCGGCACCAGCGAGTGGGTTTTCACTCCCGAGGATATCCGCGGCGCGGTTGGCTTCGAGCCGCTGACGGAAGCGGACAAGTACCGGGATGAAGCGACAGATGAAGAAACCGCCGCATCTCTCGGGAAACCCACAGCACAATAGGAACATCAATCATGCCCCAGGTGCGTGTGAACGTCAGGTCACTGGCGAACGTGAAGGCTGTCCGCAAGGAAAAGCGCAATGGCCGCGATGTCGTGATCGTGCCATCCGCGACCCTGCCGGACGACATCATCATGAACGGGATCAAGTATCCGTCGGAAGAGATCGAGAAGAGCTATCTGACGCTCAACCGGTCGCCGGCGCCGCTCGGTCACCCGCTGGTCAACGGCAAGTTCATCTCCGCCCGTGATCCCGAAGGCGTCAACATCGGCCACATCGGGGCTTGGAACGAGAACGTCCGCCGGGAAGGCGGCCGGGTGCTGCTCGACAAGGTGATCGACGTCGAGGTCGCCAACCGAACTGAAGGCGGCAAGGCTGTTCTCGCTGCGATCGACGCCGGCGGCCCGGTCCACACCTCCACCGGCCTCCTCGCCACCATGGAAGCCGTCAACGCCGCCGATCACAAACGCATCGCCCGAAACATGGTGTTCGACCATGACGCGATCCTCCTCGGGGAGGAAGGCGCTGCCACCCCAGAACAGGGCGTCGGCATGCTCGTCAACGCCAAGGGCGAGATGGAAGACATCGAGGTCGTCAACTCCGCGCTGACGGATGCTGCCGATCAGGAAATCGACTGGGCGGGAACACGCCTCGTTGAAGCTCTCATGCGCCGGAAGAACGTCGGCCTGTGGGAGAAGACCAAGACCGCAATGATGGAAGCCTTGGGCTTCAACGAGCGGGAATCCTCAACCAACACGAAGGAAGACGAGATGCCTGTCACCGACGAGCAGTTCAAGTCGCTTTCCGATGAGGTCAAAGCCCTCTCGGGAAGCATGGCGAAGATTGGCGAGACGATCGCCAACTCCGTAACCGCCGCCCTCAAGCCGGTGCTCGACGCACAGGCCGAGATGGTCGCCAACCAGAAGGCCAAGGATGACGCCGAGCACGCCGAGCTCGTCACCAAGGTCATCAACGCCAAGATCCTCGACGAGGCCACGGCAAAGGCCACCCCGCTCGCCACGCTGCGCGCCCTGCCACCGAAGACCGAAACGCAGCGCGCCGTCGGCCTCAACTCTGCCTTCAATGGCGGCGGCGAGAAGTCCGAAGGCTTCAAGCTTCCGAAGGGAGACAAGTAACATGGCCCGCTACAACAAGATCTACGGCGGCCCGGTCGAGGAAGTTAAGCCGCAGGTGCACGAAGCCGTCTGCACCACGGCGGTTCTTCCCGGCACGGCGCTCGTCCGCACCTCCGGCGCGTTCGTCCAGGCGAATGCCTCCAGCAAGGGCCGAATGTTCGTGGCGCAGGACAATTATCTCGCCATGAAGGGCGTTGATGATGCCTGGCCCGCGAATGACCGGATCATCGGCATGGAACTGCTCGACGAGCAGCTCTTCCGCGTCCGCGTCCCGACCGGCACCAGCATCACGCAGGATGCCGCTCTTTCGGTCAACGCTGCTGGCAAGTTCATTCCTGCCACCACCGGCACGTTCGTCGTCGCGTTCGCGAACGAGACCTACAACAACACCTCTGGTGCAGACCAGCTTGTCAGCGTCCGCGCTGCCAAGGGCTACACCTTCGCATAAGGAGAAACCGACATGCGTTACTTCGACGAGCAGCTTGTCGCGAACTCCGCGGCGCATGCGCAGTGGTGGGGAGAAGTCTCCGCCGAGCGCCAGCACTTCCATAATGTGGAAGGTCACTTCGCAGAGCTGCAGAACGCTTCTGCGGTCCTGCCGCGCGATGCGTGGTTTGATCTCGACGATACGACCCGTCGCGTCATGCGTGCGGATGAAGGCCAGATCTGGATGGCGGACCTCATGCCGCTCGCCCGCACGGTCAACATCGGCAAGATCGTGGCGCTCAACCGCGTCTCCGGTGATGCCGGCGCGGTCGTCCGGTCGATCTCCGGTCAGGTCCCTGTCGGCCTCGACAAGGTCGCCTATGATTACCGGGGAACGCCCGTGCCGATCTTCTCGTCCGGCTACGGCCGCGAGTGGCGCGAGTGGAATACCCTGCAGTCCGAGAACTTCGATGCTCTCTCCGACGACCAGGAAGCCATCACGGCGAAGATCCGCCGCGACAACGCCCTCTATGTCCTGAACGGCGATGCCAACATCGTCTTCCAGGGCTACACGGGCTACGGCATCAAGACCTCGCCCTACTCGAAGTCGATCAACATCGGCCCGTCCGGCAACAACATCGACCTCACCACGGCGACCTGGGCGCAGCTCGATGCGTTCTTCAATGGCCCGTTCGGCGCCATGCTCGACGCCAACTACATCGTCGGCAAGGTCAATCTGTATGTCTCCCCGGAGATCATGCGGAACCTCGACCAGCAGATCAACCCGTCTGCCGGCTCGACGCTGGGCACCCGCCTCAATGAGCTGCTGAAGAACCGCCGCATCAACAAGATCGCGGTTTCCTTCGAGCTGACGGGCAACCAGTTCTTCGGCTTCGTGCCGTCGGCTGAATACATCCGCCCGCTGATCGGCATGGCGACCAATACGACGGCGATGCCCCGCAACACGCCGACGGCGAACTACCAGTTCCTCGTCATGAACGCGCTGGGCATCGAAATCCGCGCCGACATCAACGGTCGCTCGGGCGTCTTCTACAGCATCAGCACCTGATGACCTGCCTCGCCTTCGGGCGGGGCTTCCCCCTCATCAAGCAATGGCCGAAGGAGGCCCATCATGCGCATCAAGATTATCGCGCCGTTCAAGGGCGCAACCTCGTCCGGCCTCTATGGCAAGCCGAGCGAAGAAAACCCGAGCGGTGAGATCCCGATCGGCACGGAAATCGATGTCACCAAAGAACCGACCGACTGGGCCGGCCGCTACGAGGTCATCTCCGGCTCCACCGAGGGCAAGACCGCTGTCACCAACCCTGCACCCGCTACCGGCTATGCGGTTCAGGACAAGTCCCCTGGCTGGTTCGTCATCACCAAGGACGGCGAAGAAGTCTCGAAGTCGCTCCGCAAGGACGATGTCGCCGGCTTCGATGAGCTGTCCGACGAAGACAAAGCGGCTTTCGCCGACCTTCACAAGAAAGACTGACAGCGAACTCGCTCAACGACCGGAGACCCACCATGGCTCTTTCCCCACTCGAAGCATCGACCATGCTGGCCTCCGGCGTCATTCCCGGTGATGCCTTTGTTCTTCCGCGTGCGCTGAGGATCATGTTCATCGGCGACAGTTTGCCCGCTGGCCGCGGCGCACCTTCTGTCGCAACTGGCGGCGCGGTGCAGATGGACGGCGCTCGTGCGATGTCATATCCCACGAAATTGCGCGATGCGCTCCTGGCTGCCGGTTTCCCAGCATCTTCCGAAAGCTGGGCGGAAGCGAACAATACCGGCGGAACGCTTCCTGGCTATGATCCGCGTGCCACCATGGGAAGCTGGACAGTCTCGGCAGGACGGACAATCGGCGGCTTGACGCTCACCAGCACGGGCGCTGGGGCTCAATTCGTCTTCACCCCCTCGACGCCGGTCGATACGTTCGAATTGTATCTGCCGAACAACGGATTCGGAACGGCGACTTATTCGATCGATGGCGGTGCTCCAGTCACTATTTCCGAGGCCGGAGCCGCCGCGCTCAATAAGGTCGTGGTGACGACCACGCTTGGCATGCACTCAATCGCCTTTAACTGGGCGACAGCATCGTTCTTCCTGTGCCCGATGGTTGCCTACAATTCGAAGGCAAAAGAATTCCGCATCATCAACATGGGCGCGCGCAACTGGTCCACCACGGATTGGGTAACGCAGGACGCCCTTTGGCGGCCGCTGCCCGCGATAGGCACGTATGCTCCGGATATTTCTCTCATCAGCCTTGGCGTCAACGATGGCCGTCTGAGCGGCGCTGGAAACAGCATTGCTACCTTCACGACCAACATGCAGACGATCATCACCAAGGCGCTGACGGTCGGCAAGGTCGGCCTTGTCACCCCGCCAACGATCGATCCGGCGCAAGAAGGATCGTTCACCTATGGCCAGATGATGACGGCATATCAGCAACTTGCTGACGCCAACAATCTTCCAGTCTTCCACACCGAGCGTCTTCTTGGCTCTTGGGACGACGGCGTGATCGCAGGCACCGCGCTGAACGATGGTCTGCACCGCTCCGGACCCGCGTATAGCAGCATGGGCGCTGGGCTCGTAGATTTCGTTGTCTCTATTGCGCGGACGATTCAATAATGGCTGGATACGGCGACGACGCAGGCTTCACGGCCTGGCTGAGCGATAACGGCTATTCTCTGCCAGTTGGCGCGCCAGCGGCGGCTGTCCTGCGCAACCGTGGAAGCAACTATATCGACGCGGTCTATGGCGTGCGCTTTCTCGGCTCGGTTGTGGATGCCTCGCAGGAGCGCCAGTGGCCTCGGGAGGGCGCGGTCGTCAACGGCAAGCTCCTGCCTTCGGATGTGGTGCCGGCGGCCGTCATCAACGCCTCGTATCAGGCGGCATATCAAGAAGCTGTGTCGCCCGGCTCTCTGTCCGTGGTCGGCTCTGCATCATCTGCGGTGAAGCGCGAGAAGGTCGGCCAGCTCGAGGTGGAGTATCAGAGCGCCCAATCCGACGGCACTGCCGCCGGCATCACGCCGCTGATCTCGATCGTGGACGGGATGCTCGCGCCTTACCTGCGCTGCGAGGATCTCGTCTATCTCGGCATCATGTCGATCGGTGGCGCTCGCTGTGACTGATCCGCTCTACACCCGACTGCAGGCAACCGCGCAGCGCCTGATCACGAAATATGGGCAGGCCGGCAAGATTCGCCGCGTGACGCCGCCTGACCCTGTCACCGGCGGCGACGGCACGCCTACCGACCATGACTGCCGCATGTTTCCTGCCACCTATGACCGGCGCTACGTGGACGGCACGAACATCCTCGCGTCCGACAAGCAGCTCTACATCGGCTCGATCGGCATAGGGGTCTCGCCGAAGGTAGGCGATCTCGTGATCGGGGCAGATGGCACGGAATATCACATCGTCCACGACGATCCGAACAACTACGACGGCCAGGTCAATGTCGTCTTCATCTGCCAAGGAAGGACAGCCACATGACGAAAGTGCTCCTGCATCGCAGCTACAAGGCCCGCAAACCGGGTGTCATCCTCGATATCCCGCAGGACGAGGCCGACGGCCTCGTTACGCTCGGGATTGGCGAGATACTGAGGGAAGAAGAGCAGCCGGCGCCGAAGAAGACCAGCAAGGGCTCTGACGCCGAATAATGGCCACCCTTCGCCAGCAGCTTCTCGATCTCATCGACGGGGTGTCGCCATCGCTCGAAAAGGCATTCCTTGCCGCGGTCGACGAAATTAAGAGCGAGGTGGTGCTGCGCGAGGTCGTGGCCCGTCTGGAAGTGCGGGACGTGGAAGGGGCGATCCAAGCCCTGCATATCGACCCGGCCGCTTTCCGGCCACTCTCCGAAGCGCTGAGGCAGGCATACGACGCCGGCGGCGCTCTGACTTCTCAGAACATGCCGCGTCTGTCAGATCCGATGGGCGCGCGGGTCGTCTTCCGCTGGGACATCAGCAACCAAGGGGCAGAGGCGAACATCCGCAATCTGTCCTCAACGATGATCACCAACATCACGGAGCAGACGGTCGTCGCCGTCCGTCAGACGATCGTTGCAGCATATGCCCAAGGGGCAGGGCCAAACACGATTGCGCTCGACTTGGTGGGCCGGAAGTCGGCGACCACTGGCAGGAGAGAAGGCGGCGTCATCGGGCTCAACGGTCCGCAAGCCGAGCTTATCGAGCGCACCCGGATCAATCTGCTGTCGGGCGACCCGGCGCTGATGCGGAAGTATCTGACGCTCAAGACGAGAGACAAACGGCTCGACAGGGCCGTGCAGCGCGCCATTGCCGCAGGCAAGCCGCTGGATTCCGACACGCTGAACAAGGTGCTGATGCGTCTCCGAGACCGCAATCTCCGCCTTCGCGGCGAGATGGTGGCGAGAACCGAGACGCTCTCGGCGGTGATGTCTTCGAAGCATGAAGCATTCCAGCAGGCGTTGTCGAAGTCGAACAGGGATGCCAGCCTGGTCACCCGTAAGTGGCGCACGGCCGGCGATCGGAAGGTGAGGCACACACATCAGGTGCTCAACGCCACGGAAGTGACCGGCATGGACGTTCCATTTCAGTCTCCATCAGGCGCCCTGTTGCGCTACCCCGGGGACACGTCGCTCGGCGCCGGTGCATCTGAGGTCGCCGGCTGCCGCTGTGATGTCGAGTACAATTTTGACTTCGCCGAACAATATGCCCGCTCGCGGGGAAGGTGACACATGAAGGTTCGCATTGAGGCAGATGGGACGACACGCGGCACAAGGATATTTGATGAGGCCGGAAACGACATCTCCAAGAACGTGACGGAGGTTTCCTTCAAGCACCAGGCTGGAGGTGGGCCGGAGATCGCCATAGGCATAATGCTCATGCCGGCTGTCATTGAAGGCGAGGCAAAGATGTACGGGGCCAATGGGAAAGAGGTCCGGAAGGTCATCTACGCCGACGGTACCGAGCAGGAATATTAGCCTTGTCGACCGAAGGACTATCCTTCGCCGCCCAGGTATCGGAATGGGCCAAGGCTGAGATCGAGCGCGAGGAAGCAATCTTCCGGACCGCAGCGCAGGAAGTCGCCAACGAGGTCAGGACGCCGGTCGCTGAAGGCGGTCGGATGCCTCTCAAAACTGGCAACCTCCGCCGCTCGCTGATGGCCTCAACTGCAGACATGCCGACAATCAAGGAAGGCAAGGAGACGTTCTCGGATAGCGGGTTGGAACCGGTGATAGCCGGCGCCCAGCTCGGTTCGACGGTCTATCTCGGCTTTCAGGCAGCCTATGCCGCGCGCATGAATTACGGCTTCGTCGGGACTGACAGCCTGGGCCGCACGTTCAATCAGGCGGGATATGGCTTCGTCGACGCGGTGGCGCAGCGATGGCCGCAGATCGTCACTCAGGCCGAGGCGACTGTTCGGGGTCGATTTGAGGCAGCTTGACACCCTCGGAGAGCGTCAGAAACGCCGTCTGGATGATCGAGAGGTCTCGGATGGCCATCGATAGCACGTCCTGAGCATGCTTCGTCCGCACCGTCTTGTTCAGCAACGACGCCAGCGCCTGATGGATCAGGTCATAGACTTCTTCGTCGCTGAGCGGGTGATTTTGGGCCATTGGCCAAGGGTTAGCAGATGGCCGACACCGTTGAAATGAAAATCTACCAGGCGCTTTTGATCCTGTGCCAGGAATTCGTCCCGCCGGCCGGCGTCACGATGGTCCTGCCGGGCGTCTCGTTCACCCCGACGGCCCAGAGCAAGTTCATCAGCGCAGAGGTTCATTTCAACCGCTCGATCGAGACGGATCTCTCGCTTGAGATGGACCCGATCAGGCAAGGCTTCATGAGGACCAACGTCATGTGGCCGAAGGGCTCAGCGATCGTCGACGGCTACAACGTCGCCGGTCAGCTGCGCGCTCACCTTCGCCGCGGCACGAAGCTTTATCGCGTCGATACCCAGATCCGCATCGACGAGGATCCGGAAATCGGCGTCCTCGTCACCGGTGAGACGCACCACAACATACCCGTCACCACGCGGTGGCTTTGCTATCCGCAAGTTCCGGCCTGATTGGCCTGCCGTGTTCGCGCCTTCGGCAAGCGCAATCAGACATGAGAGGTTACCCACATGCCGCAGCTTTACCCGGTTGCAGGTGCCAAGATCTATATCGGCCCTGCCGTCAACACCGTTCCAGACGATGCCGACATCGATGCCACCGATTTCGCGTCCGTCACTTGGACCGAGCTCAAGGGCTGGCAGACGATGGGCGCGATCGGCGATGCCGCGACGCTGATCTCGGAAGATGTCATCTCCTCCGGCCGCACGCTGAAGGCAAAGGGCACGCGCAACGCGGGTTCGATGCAGAACAACTTCATCATCATGCCAAACGATCCCGGTCAGATCGCTCTGATCGCCGCGGAGAACACGGATTTCAACTATCCGTTCAAGCTGGCCTTCGATGATGCCCCGCCTGTCGTCTCCGGTACGGCGACCATCACCATCGCCTCGCCCGGCGTGGTCACCTGGACCGGCCACGGCCGCCAGGTAAACGACCCGGTCAAGCCCGCGACCACCGGCGCGCTGCCAACGGGCCTGACCGCCGGCACCACCTACTATGTGAAGACGGTCACCGACGCGAACACGATCACGCTGTCCGCCACTCCGGGCGGCGCGGCGATCACCACCACCGGCACCCAGTCCGGCGTCCACACGATCTCGACCGTTCCCAGCGGCACCACCAAGTTCTTCTACGGTATCGTCATGACGGCCCAGGAGAACGGAGGCGGGGCGAATACTGCTCGCCTGCTGCAGGGCAATGTCGAAATCAACAGCCCGGTCATCACTGTGACGCCGGTAGGTGGTGCTTGATGAGCGCTGAATTCGCCGACCTGTCGGGCCTCGAATCCCTCATCCAGTCGCAGGAAGAGGGCATCGAGATCGAAATCCTCAACGAAAAGGGCGAGCCGATCGGTCTCAAGATCGGCTTCGTCGGGCCGGATAGCGATCGCATGCAAAAGGCCATGCGCGATGTCGCCGCCGAGTTCGCGAAGAAGGCAGCGGAGCGATCCAGCCTGGATGCGGCGACGGATGACTCCGATGACCGGATGATCGCGATCCTTGCCAAGTCGACTACACACTGGTCGCCGAACCCTAAGATCGGCGGCCAGGTCATCCCGTTTTCAGAAGAGAACGTCAGGAACCTCTATGCGAAGTTCCGGATCATCCGTGACCAGGTAGAGGCGAGGGCGGTTCGCCGCAGCTCTTTTACCAAAAGCTGATCGAGAGGCTTTGCAGCCTCATCGTCGATCAGCACGAGGGAAGGAAAATCGCGGTGCCGGTTGCCGGGGAGCAGATCTGGTACTGGTTCCGCGAACTCGACTGCCAGCGGTCTGGGAACGGCTTCGGCGCTAATCCCATCGGGTTTCAGGCCATCGGGGAATGGTCTCGTCTCCGCGGCGTGACGCTCCTCCAATGGCAGCTTGATGCCATCATCGCCATGGACCTGAAGCGCCGGGAGATCATGGCGCCGAAGATCGTCGACAAGGAAGAGCCGGAGCAGCAGGTATCGGAGCGCCCGCTCACGAGCCGCCTGTTCGATGCCATTTTCCCCAATAAACGGAAGTGACTGATGACCGAAGCAACGCTTGGCTTCAAGATCGATAGCTCGCAGGCCTCATCCGCGGCCGCCGATCTTGACCGGCTGACCTCAGCTGCAAACCGTACCCAACAGGCTGCCGACAAGCTCGAGAGTGAGGCCGCATCGCTTGGCGGCGCGCTTTCGCGTGCGGGTGACGGTGCCAACAAGGCCGCTCCTCCGATGGAGCGCATGGCGAAGTCTCTGGCCGACCAGGATGAGCATGTCCGCGCCTTCCGGATGGAAGTCGAGCGTCTGACGATGAAGTATCAGCCGCTGGCCCAGGCGACCCGGTCTTATCAAGCAGCGGTTTCCGAGATCGAGCGCGCTCACAAAGTCGGCGCCATCAGCGCCCAGCAGATGACACAGGCGCTCGACAAGGAGCGCATGGCCTATGAAAGGCTCAGAACTGCGGCAGCATCGGCAGGGGCATCGGTAAAGGCTGCGAATAGCAAAGCGGCGGCGAACCGCGCGGCCGGCGTGAACGCGGGTTTCCAGATTCAAGATGTCGTGACATCGGCACTGGGCGGCGCATCGATCAGTACGATCGCAGGGCAGCAAGCTTTCCAGCTTGCCGGTGCAATCCAGCAGATGGAGAGGCCTGTAGCCGGCCTCGCATCTGCGTTCGCCTCGCTGGTTAGCCCGGTCACCCTCGTTACGATCGGGCTGACTGCCGGCGTGGCCGCTCTCATCCAGTATTTCACCACGGCCGAAAGCGGCACTGGCAAAACCAAGAAGCTTTTCGAGGAGCAGAACGAGGTTATCCGGCGCGCGGCAGATCTATGGGGCGATGCCACTCCTGCGCTGAAGGCTTATGTCGACCAGTTGGACAGAGCCGACAAGCTCACGCAGGGCCGCCAGGCCGGTGAAATCCTTGCTGGCCGGGAACTCGACGGGCTCTCGAAGAACCTAGACTCCATCCAGAGGCAGGGTGTGGCCGCGTTCCGCGCCCTGCAGGGTGATCCGCAAAACGCTGTCATCATCCGCGATCTGCGCCAGGCGTGGGGCGATCTGCGCGAAAGGCTGAATGACGGGACGGCCTCGATGGCCGACCTCAACCGCGTTCAGCAGCAATTGGCGAATGCGGTATCGCAGTATGGCGTCCCTGCCGTTCTCGACTTCCGGGACGCATTCGACAAGGTGACGGATTCGATCTACCGCGGCGTGGAAGCTGCGCAGAAGGCGAGGACCGAGTGGATCAAGGCCATTGCCGGCGGTACGAATGTCCAAGACATCGTTGCCGGCTCGACGTTTACCGACGGCGGCCGCACCTATCGCGCGTCGGACTTCATCCCGGCCAATGTTCCCACGCCCGGCCGGCGACCCCTGGACCTTGATCAGGAGCCTGATGCGCCCACGATCCTCAATGGGGACGGACGGCTAACGAACGTGCCGGTCCCCGGCCAGAAGCCGAATTTCTTCGAGATCGAGGACCAGACCGAAAAAGTCGACGATCTGGAAAAAGCATATCGCCGAGCCCAGGAGGCGAAGGCGGACTTCTGGCTCGACATCAGCTTTCAGCAGCGCCAGGCAGAGCGCAGCGCGATGGACCAGCAGGTCGCGGGTACGCTGAACCGTTACGGCTTCGACGAGGACCTGAATTCGCCAGAGGCCAATGCCATTCGCCAGCAACTTCGCGGGCAGCAGGCAAAGGAGCTTGCCAAAAGCTTCGGCGATGCCTTCAGCAGCGAGTTGATCTCCGGCAGCCACGATATCGGCAAGAGCTTCCTGAAGGGCTTCGAATCCGCGGTGACCAGTGAAGCATCGAAGCTCTGGGAGAAGTTCTTCGACGGCGTCGGCAACATCTTCGCGAACTGGATCACCGGCGCTAAGGGCGGAGGCTCGTCGGTGGCCGGCGCTTCGTCGATCGCGTCTGCAGTCATCGGCTCGGCAGCAAATGACAATATGGGGAAAGCTCCTGTCATTCCGGTGACGCGCGCGCCCCTCGGCGACATCGCCTCCTATATCAGCCAGGCAGCCGCGAAGCGGGGTATTGATCCCGATATCGCTCTGCGAGTGGCGAAGTCGGAAGGGGGCTTGAGCAGCTGGAATATGCAGTCGCTTTACAAGAAGAACGGCGTCCAAGAGCCGTCCTTCGGCCCATTTCAGCTCTATAAGGGCGGCGGCCTCGGCAACGATTTCATGCGCAAGACTGGACTGGATCCAGCTCTCGCAGCGAACGGCCCTGCGGGCGTCGACTTCGCCCTCGACCACGCCTCAAAGAACGGCTGGGGCGCATGGTATGGGGCAGGGAAAGCCGGCATCAGTAACTGGCAGGGCATCGGAACAGGTTCGGGTGCGAATAGCGCCGCGGACGCGGTGAATAAACTGGCGAGTTCCGCTGGCGCCGCGACCAAGGGGCTCGATACATTTGGCGGCGGTCTTGGGAAGATCGGTTCGGCGTTGTCGAGCACGTCGTTCCCTGCGGCTCCAGCAGCATCCGGTGGAGGCGGTGGTGGCGGTCTGTTCTCTTGGCTAGGAAGCCTTCTTGGTGGCGGGGGTCAGTTCGCAAAGGCTCAAGCCGGCCTCCTCAAACCGGGTCTCTTCGCTGACGGCACGAACTATGCACCGGGCGGCCTTTCTATCGTTGGCGAGCGCGGTCCGGAACTGGTAAACCTTCCGCAGGGCTCGCAAGTCTTCAACACCAACCGCAGCGCTCAAATGATGGGCGCCGGCAACGACAATGCGTCTGCTTCGCCTCGGAAGCTGGAAGTGCACGTCCACGGCGGAAGCGGCGACGAGCACGTCAGGGAGCTCGCAAGGCAGGGCGCGCAGGAAGCGCTTTACCAAGACAAGATCGACCAGACCCGCGGCGGCTTCGGATCAACGCAGAAGAAATTCAATACGCGGAAAGGCTGACAATGACGGTCTACATCAATCAGCCGATGTTCCCGGTGGATTTCTTGCGTCCGACCGAAGCGAGCTTCGATAACCCGGGCAGCGGGCTCGACGGCGGTGTCAACGGCGTGGGTGAGCCCATCAGCATCGAAACATCCGGCGGCGGCATCATCACGGCCACCTATTCGAACATGGTGCTGGAAGGACCGGACGAGCGCTTCGAGGTGCTGAACTGGCTCGGCGCCCGTCTCAACGGCGGCTTCCGGTTCATCAACGTCCCGGTCGTCAATGACAAGATCGGCCCATTTCCGGTGATCCGGGGGACCCGACGGCCGATCATTCACGGCATCCCGCATTCGGACGGTTCCTTCCACTCGGATGGCTCCGGCTATTCCCAGACGACCGTCTACGGCGAGGTGACCGAAGATGCGGCGTTGAATGCCGGGATCATCTCAATGCGCGTCTACGGCGCTGCCAGGGACGTGTTCAGGTGGTCGGACTGGTTTTCGATCTTCCACCCGAGCAAGGGGTGGAGGGTCTATCGGTCGTGGGAATTGATCGACAAGACGGATGAGGTCGATCCGATCTACCGCCTGGCGCTTGCGCCGCCGTTGAGGGAAGCAGTCACTGCCGGCACCCGTGTCGAGCTTGCCCGCCCGCGCTGTGTCATGAAGCTGCCGAAGGGAGTCACGGTGCCATGGACCTATCGGGGCTGGTATTCCTCCCGGCCGACAGTGCAGTTCACGGAAGCCTTCTGAATGGCCTATTCTGCTCAGTATGTGCCGGCTGAGGTCATCGAGGAGATGCGCGGCAGCCATCAGCTCGGCGTGTTCCTCCGCATCGATACAGACCCCGCCCTCCATATGTGGTTCGGCGTAAACGACGTCCCGATCGGCTTCGATGGCATCGACCCGGACGGGACGGTTTACCTGGGCGGCGGACGCCTGATCGGCGTTCCCTCGCTCGAGGTTTTGGTCAACGGCACGTCCGATGCGGTCGACTTCTCGATTTCCGGGATCGACCCGGCCACGGGCGCGGCGATGCTCGACAGCATACCTGCCGTGCGCGGCAAGCTGGTGCAAGTCGGGCTGACGACGCTCGACCAGTATTATCAGCCGATGAGCAACATCATCCCGATCTGGACGGGCATTGCATCGCATCCGAAAGAGGCGAGGGCGCCGATAAGGGAAGGCGAGAATGCCACCCTATCGCTCAGCTTGGCAGTTGTGGCTGGCGAGAACACCCGATCGAGGCCGGCGAAGGTTCTCTGGTCGGACGCAATGCAACGTTCGCTTTATCCGACCGACGCTTTCTGCAACGGCACTGGCCGTCTTGCGCGCGGCATTCAGCCGAAATGGCCGGTCTTTAGCTGAGGCATCATGGACATTCACGATTTTCTTGATCTCCCGCATCGGTTCCGATGGGGCGGGGTGGGCGGCGACGACTGCATGACATTTCCTGCCTCCTGGGCTTTGAAGTGCATCGGGATCGATCCGGCCGCAGACCTCCGCGGAACCTACCGGACCAAGGACGAAGCCCACGCCATCATCGCGAGCCATGGAGGCGAATTGCCGTTCATGGACGTGCATCTGGTCGCGATCGGCGCAAAGCGCGTCCAGCACCCGCAGACCGGAGACATCGGACTGATCAAGGCCGTGACGGGCGAGACGATTGCCGACCAGGTGGAAACCCTGATTGGCGCAATCCGCTTCGGTCCCCTCTGGGCCTGCATCCATCCCGCCGGCATCCGCGCGACGCCCGCAGAGTTCATTGCCGCCTGGAGGTTGCCCGCATGAGCCTGAAGGCGACGTATGAGAGCGTCCCCTCGGAGGCGGAGCACTATTTCGAGCAACACCGGTGGGAGTGGCAAGACCGCTTTTTGCGTGGAACCACTGCGCATTACGACCCGATCTTTACGCCGCTGTTTACCAGCCTGTTCACGACGCTGGGCTTCTCTGCCACCACAGCGGCCTTGCTCGGTGCCGGCGCCGCAGCGATTGCGACGACGGCCATTTCCATCGGTATCCAGGCGCTGCTCGCGCCGAAGCCGCCAAAGCCGGAAGACGGGAAAATTCCGAAGGTGCAGACCATCCCCTACCGTTGGTGGGGTGTTGGCCGCAACCGGATTGCCGGTGCCTACATGCTGTGGGAGGCATCAGGCAAGAACCTCTATGCTGTTCAGGCACTCGCGGGCCACAAGATCAAGTCGATCAACCGCTATTGGCTCCACGACGACGAGGTGGCGCTTCAAGGTAGTGGCGTCATCGTCTCCGGCACAAATTACCGGACGAACGTCAAAATCTTCAGCCGGCTCGGCAATGTCCCCGAGACGCCTTATGGCGAAATCGCCACGCCGCTCTCCAGCCAGGGCGTGTGGACAACCGCTCATCGCGGCGACGGCCAGGCCTCTGTAGGTATGATCTGCACCAGCGATAAGGCGGAGCGGCAGAACAAGACCTTTCCCTATGGGCCGCCGCAGTTGTCGGTCGAGGCCGACATGGCCTTGTGCTGCGACTTCCGCGATCCCCTTCAGGATCCAGAGGACCCCTCGACGTGGCAGTGGACGCGGAACGCGGCCGTCATCATGGCATGGCATCAGTGCTTTAACGAGTTCGGCCACAAGCGAGATTACACAAAAGCCATCCTGCCTATCCTCGATATGTGGCAGGAGGAAGCGGATGTATGCGACGAACTCGTTCCGCTGGCCGGTGGTGGCTTCGAGCGCCGATATGAGTGCAATGGCTTCGATACGACCGAGAACGATCCCAAAGCGGCGACGAACGCTATCCTGGCCTCCTGCGATGGCTGGATATGCGAACGAGGCGATGGGGCTCTGCTCTTCATCGTCGGCAAGTTCCGAGAGAAGTACGTCACGACCCTGACGGATGCCGATATCCTCGGCCACCAGATCGAATATGACGTTCTCTTCGAAGATGAGTGCAACCGCCTCGTTCCCAAGTTCTGCTTCCCTGATATCGGATACGCGACGTCTGACACGGACTTCTTTGAAGATACGTCGGCGCAACTGATCGCAGGACGCGTACTCGCACAGGATGCGAACTATCAGTGGGTCCAGCAATGGCGCCAGGCCAGAAGGCTCGGAAAGCGCGATTGGCTGCGGCTTCAACAGAAGGTGACCGGACAGATTAACGTCCGCCTTTCCGGCATCAATTCCGTCTACAGCCGGTGGGTGAGGCTGGAAGCTCCAAACATGCTTCCGCGCCTAAACGGGACCGTTATCGAAAACAGGAAGTCGGTTCTGTCGCTGCTCCAAGGCGGGTTCGTCATGGATATCATGAAGCATCCGCCGAGCATCGACGCATGGAACCCGGCGATCGAGGAAGGGGCACCGCCGGCCACACCTCCGCGGCTGAACGCGGCGGGGATACCCACGCCGGTGATCAACCTCGTCCAAGCTCGGCCCAATGGCGATAGCGTCTATGTCCGCGTGGTGATCATCGACCCCGCTGACGAGACGCTAATGCCCGTCGTTCGATATCGGCTAGCGGATGCCGGGTCGGGGACACCTGGGCCGTGGATCGAGCAACGGTTCCCGAACCCCGTGCCCGCCGGCGGCTATATCGACATGAGCACGAACGTGGTGCCGTCCAACCAACTGTTAGACATTCAGGCGGCGTTTATTGCGTCCGATGGTGACTACGGCAACTGGTCGATCACTGCGAATGTGACATCGACCGTTGATCCGGTAGCGCCCGGCGTTCCGATAAATCTCTCAGCCGTCAATACTTCAGGAACGGTCGCCATCAGCGCCAAGGCGGCGAACGACAATACCAAGTTCCTGATCTTCAAAAGGGGCACCACCGGCCAGAGCTTCGCCGCAGCAACGCTGCTCGGCCAGTACAACGTCACCGCTAACCAGACGATCACACCGCCGGCGGACACTCCCGGAACCGGGACATGGAAGTATTGGTGCGGAGCTGAGAACGGCTCCGGCATCCCGTCTTCGTCTCAAGCTTCAACGACAGTCACCGTCTAACATCCGAACAGGAATTCCTATGCCGCAAACTGCAGCTGTCATCTGGGCAGATGGCCCGGCCACGTCTCCGTATGAACCCGCCAAGTCCGACATCCGTGACTGGGGAACTTGGATCGAGGGTATAGTCTCGGCGTTCCTGGGAAATGGTGGGCTCATCTACACCTCGCAGGCTGCGCTCTTCGCCGACCTTGCGCATGGCGCAAACTCATCCGCGTGGGTGATCGGTGACGCGAATGCCGCCTTGAACGGCATCTACATGAAGTCCGGAGGTTCCGGAACGGGGTCGTGGACTCGCGTTGCCGACTTGCCGTACAGCTTCGTCAAGCTCACGGATACCGGTGCCGGGACGCCGAATGCGATCCAACTGGCGTCAACGATCCCGACGTCCGCCTCAGTGCTGCGCGTTGCCAATGTTTTCGAGGCCAATACGGGCAATGTCACGATCTCTGAAAATGGCGGCAGCGCGAAGGCACTTTTGACCAGTTCGGGAAACCAGATCGTGGCTGGCGGCCTCGTCCCCGGCATGATGATCGCCTATATCGACAACGGAACGTCATTCCGGCTGCTGTCGGACCAGACGAGCGCTGCTGTTCAGGCGGCTGCAGAGGCAGCTGCGGCGGCTGCCGCGAGTTCTGCTGCTGCGGCGGCGGCAAGCGCGGCAGGCGTCAGCCTGCCTGCCGTTGCGGCCAACCGGATGCTCGTCGACAACGCGGCTGGTACGGCGCGGGAAAGCAAGACGCTCTCCGAAACAATGACGCTCCTTGCCGGCGCCGTCTCCGGCAGGGCTTCGACGTTCTCTCTAGACAACAACACGCTCTACAAATTGAGGGCGCTGAAAGACCGGTGGCTCGACAGCTACCGGCTGAATGAGGAATTGCAGTTCACTGGCGGCGGCGCCATGGCGACAGATGCGGCCGTTCTTCAGGCGCTGTTCAATCGCGCCAAGGCGGCCGGGCGGGGAGAGATCATCCTGCCGCGCGGGGATATTGCGCTGGAGGCGGCGGTTTCGATATTTGAGCCGGGCACGCAGCCGATTAGAATCGTGGGCCAAGGGCCGAACCAGACGCGGTTTAAGAATACCTCCGCTTCGCAGAAGTTCTTCAATATCGGCGATGCGGCGCAGTCCCGCACATTGGATATGACCCTTGAAGGCTTCAAACTCTACGGTGCCGTTGCGCAGGACAGCGCCGGTCGTGGCTTTAATCTGCGCAACACCTCCGATATTTCGTTCAAGGACATACTGGTTGAAAACTTGAAGAATGGCTGGGCGCTGGGTGAGGGTGCACCCGCCACGAATGACGCCGTGTATACAACCTTGACGAACTGTGGCGGCGACTCTCCTGGCACGTCGACCACGCCGCTTATCGTATTGGGGTCAGGGGCCGTCCTTTCGATTACCGGGACCGCTTATCGGTGGAATGCAAACTCCGGCCATATCTTCATCCAGCATTACGATGCGGCGTGGAATTGGGATGGCCTGTACGTCTCCAACCAGGTGTTTGAGGCGTTCGACAAGTACCTCTACTCGTCAAGTAGGGGGGTCGTTAATGTGGATTGGGGTGGCGGCCAGATCGATCGGCATACGATTGGTTTTCATGCCGAGCCTGGTGTTGCCAGCGGGTCTAATCGAAACTGGATGATCCACAACGTTCAAATCCTGGGCGGCCCAACATCTGCAGGGATCGGTGTTCTTACCTCTATAGGATCGAGCACTGACAACCGGGCTATCGAGAACATCAGGGTGCAACACAACAGCTTTGAGAACCATACGGGTCAGGCCATTTGGGCCAACAACGGTGGTTGCCTCATCCAAGGCAACACCTTCGACAACTGCGGCTACAACAGCGTTCCAATTATCAAGGTTGGGCAGCCTCTCCCCAGAGGTTATATGAAGATCGACGGAAACGTCGGTTTCCGCCACCCATCGAGTGCAGGGACCGGTTATACCTACGGCATCCAGTGGGACGGCGCAGCCCACCTACAGCGGTCTGAAAGCAACAATAAGTTCTATGACTATGTTAGCGGCCAGCAGAACGGATCGATGTGATCTCATCGTTCCCTGACCGAACGCTGGCAGGGTTGGTGACGGGAAAGGCGCCGCAGCCTTTACACTCAGCAAGTCGTGACTCGACATAGAGGAAAACAGCAAAGTCTGGCCGATAGGCATCAAGAAAGGCGGTCGGAAATTTATCCGCCGGGTCATCGGAGACATTGTTCAAGTTGATGGTGGCGGACTGGCTGAAGACCTCGCCGAAAATCGCTGCCATTCGGTTTGTGAACGAGTCCCCCATCAGCGCCACTCTGATGTTTTGAACATGGCTGTTTTCGGAAAAGTTCAATCGGCTCCCTTTTGGCAACAGTTTGGACCACTCTGGCGGGCTTGGTGACGTGAAGCTGTAGGCGCCGGCAGCCGGAACAGGAACCCAACCTTCGTCGCGGAATGGCAAGCCCATCATCCTTCCGAAGGCGGTAGGCTGATAACCGTCTACCTTGAGGCTATAAGGTGGGAAGGCAGACGGGGCGGACTCAGGGAAGTACTTTTTGATGTGGGCAGCCAACTGCTCGAACGCCACGAATGAGCCCTGCTGAGTAGCGTGCGGGTCCGTATGGTAGTAAAGGTCAGAAGTTTCGGAAGCTTTCATGATCGCCTGGCGCACCGGAACAATACTCTCAGGCATCGTGTCTTGAAGCGCCTGATAAATCTGCTCCGATTCAGTCGGTAGGCTCTCGTCAAAGTGCCATGCCTTCGGCATGTACCTATTGCCGTAGATCGCCGTTTTCGTAGGCATGAAGAGGACGAGCATACGGATGCGGCGTTTTTCGAGCCAAGCCTTTCGCTCGATTAGGGCCTGCTTCGCTTCCGCAATATATGCCTCGCTGAGCCTGCGCGGGCCAACGGAGCTCTGCCCATCAAACTCTGCACCGAATATCCAACCATCCTTGCCGACGACAACATTGCGCGCAAGCGTGGAATCGAACCAGGAGTAGAGAGCCTTATTGAAGGTGAAGACCAAAGGTTTTCGAAAAGCGAAGTTGTCCGTGAGCCATGCGTCAACTCCTCGCACATAGGCAGTGACGCTGTTATTCCAAGTTGGCGCCTTCGCCATCTCTCTGTTTTCGTCAACGATCGAAGGCGGGCGCCATCCCAGCAAGGTGAGAGCAGCGTTGCAAATCAGCGCGGCAAACAGAACCGAGGGGAGCAGAAGCTTTAGGGCGACACGCATGGCCTAGAACCTGAAATAGAGGAAGGCTTGCAAAGTGCTTGCGGCGGCGGCCGAGAGGGCTACTGCCCCAATCGCCACCAGCGCCAAGGCTCTCGTTGCTTCCTGAAGAGGGTTTGCAACTAGGACATCCGATGCCCTGTCAGCGGTAGGACGGCAACCGAATATTAACCTCGCTTTCGGATATGAACCGACAGCAAGAGCTGTTCCGATGCAGAAGGCGGCAAGTAGGAAGGGATTATAAATCCTGAGTATTGCCGCTAGCGCTCCATCAAAGCCGCCGAAGAACAGCGCGTGGAGATAGTCGACCGCGTGATCAACGTCTTTAGATCGGAACCATACCCACCCAATCAGCACGGCGATGATCGTGTAGGAACGGCGAAGGACCAGTGGCCAACGCTCAATGAATTTGCCGACCGTGCTCCGCTCGACCGTTAGAAGGGCGCCGTGCCAAAGACCCCAGATCAGAAAGGTCCAGTTGGCGCCGTGCCATATCCCGGTGGTGGCGAAGACGATCCACAAGTTGAGCGTCGTCCTGACCTGGCCGTGCCTGTTGCCACCGAGCGGGATGTAGAGATAGTCGCGAAACCATCTCGATAGCGTCATGTGCCAGCGCCTCCAGAAATCCTGAACACTGGTCGCGGTGTAAGGCATGCTGAAGTTTTCAGGGAAATGGAAACCGAACATCTTGGCTAGCCCGATCGCCATGTCGGAATAGGCGGAGAAATCAAAATAGATTTGTAGCCCGAATGATGCGACGCCGATCCAAGCGATTGGGCTGCTTAGATCGCTGGCATGAGTGCCGAATATAGCATCGACTGGGATCGACAATGGGTCTGCAATCAGAAGCTTTTTGGCTAAGCCAATGACGAACCGCTCCGCGCCCGCAGAGAAGCTTTCCAGCTTTACGGTTCTGTCTCGAAGATCTCCGGCAATCTCCTTGTAGCGGACGATCGGCCCTGCAATGAGCTGTGGGAAAAATGCTTTGAATACGCCCATGCGGATCAGGCTTGTCTCTGGCCTGATGTCGCCCCGGTAGATGTCCACGAGATAGCTGATCGCCTGGAAGGTAAAGAACGACACGCCCAACGGGAGGGGAAGGTGAGGCGCAGGGAGGAGAGGAAGTCCGAGCGACCCAAGGACGATGTTCGCGTTCTCAGCGAGAAAGCCGAAATATTTAAAGACGACCAGGACAAGCAGGTTAGCCACCAGCCCGAGGCATAGCCAAAGCTTACGCCGTCCGCTGCGATCGATGGCGAGGCCAAGCAGGTAGTTCCCGATAATCACAGCAATGAGGAGCCAGATCATTACCGGCTCGCCCCACGCATAAAATGCGAGGCTCAATATCAGTAGAGACAAGGTGCGGAATGGCAGCAGGAAATACGTCGCTACTATAAGCGGCAAGAAAAAACTGAGAAATACCGGAGATGTGAACAGCATCTGCGTGTCCGTGTTTGCTGCTGCCTCATGCCACGGGACAGCTAAGACGGTCAATAAACCCGCATGGTTCCACACCGTGAAAATCCTTGAAGTGTGTCCTTCACGGCGCACTCAGCTGCCTTGGTCATGTCGCCGGCCGGGTTATATGCAAGATCGCTCGGGGCGTCGGCGCAGCGCTCTGAATTCATCCGGAGCCTGGCATGTCGTTATGGCGCCTAAGCGGATGGCGCGACACCTGCTACGCGTGGTGGCGTCAACTCTGTTCGTTAGGGCATCGGCGGAGATCGGCACAACGTGATTATTGACCAGTAATCCTGTCATATTCCGCCGCCTGACGCCGCCGCTCCGCAACTACCGCCATAGGATCCACTCCAGATGGCTCGCCTGTCAGGCATTCAGCCAAGGCAATCGACCTTCGCTCGGCGCCCTCGAGCCCCAGGTGATATTCCGTGTTGAAGAAAAGAGGTCGCTTAAAATGAAAGGCCACCGGATCGCAGTTTATCTGTAGGCCGAACTCCTTCAGAGCGTCTTTCAAAGTGGCCATGGGTTTTTCCGCCATGACGGATGGAATAAAGAACTTCGGATTTCGCAACGTGGCTGGCCACGTCAGAAAGAAAGTGCCGCCTTTCTCTTCAACGGTGCGCTTGAACCGAACGAGCTTTCGAAGGAAGTCAGAACGTGGCGGTTCGACCGTCATGTAGCCACTCCATTCTCTTAAAATGCTTGGTTCATCAAGGAGCATATCGCCATAGGAATTTGCGGACTCTACCGAGTACCCCTCCCATTTTGCTATCCCCCGTTGGGTGTTAATGCTGGCGCGTGCGAGGATGTTCCCTAACGTCCCGTGAGGCGGAGGTGGTTCGGGAGAAAGATAATCGCGGAGAGCCCTGAGCATTGAAGAGCTGCGGAAGAACGAAACCGATCGCGCGAAATCTTCAGTGGCATAACTTGCTGCCCAGCTCTCCATATTGATCACCTCGAATCCGGACGGGGCTGGGTTGCGCCGGTAGTATTCGAATTCCAGAGGGGCAACGACGATGTCGCCCTTCTGAACATGAGGAATCACCTGTTCCGCCATGAAGTCAAATGGCAGCCCGGCGTGCGTTGCCATGTTGATGACTGGCTTGCCGACAATGGAAGTCAACAGCCTGCTGTCGATACCGAACATGGCGTTTGAGCCGGACATGATGAGGATCTTAGGCCCTGAGGCCGCCGCCGCAGCGTGCCCCTTGAGCGTGTATAGGTCCTGAATCCAGTACGATGCATGGCTATCGTACGAACCCAGCGAATTTCGCCAGAGCCAGTATTCTGCTCCGACAACTACCATTGACCCGACAAGGAAGCTGATGATTGTTTTCATGGCTCAGAAGTTGAAATAGAGGAATTCCGAAGGGCTCGCCCTAAACGAGATCAGGGGGAGAAGTGCTGCGGCGAATAGAGCGCCGGCGTACAGGGCGTAGATTGACTTCCTTTGGTTGCCCTTGAAAAGTCTAATTGAGGTCGGGAACAGCAGGACAATCACCAAGCCGGCCGCTATCCATGTAAAGGAGAAGACTGGCGAGGCCATCGTCAGGTAGTCGCGGACGATGAGCGGCTGCAAGAGCTCATGCATAGAGCCATCCCGGACGCTTGCCATCCCCTTAAGGACCATCAATGCAGACGCCATATCGGTCGCGCGGAAAAAGACCCACGTTACCACGACAAAGACGAAGGTAATTAGCCAGGCTATAGGCGTCGGGAGCGACAGGCCCGACCTGCTCCAAAGTCGATGAAGGACAAGGGCGGTGCCGTGTAGCGCGCCCCAGACGACGAACATCCAGCTAGCGCCATGCCACAGGCCGCCCAGCAGGAATGTGATAAACAGATTGATATAGGTGCGCAGTTCACCGCTGCGATTGCCGCCGAGGGGAACGTACAGATAGTCGCGCAAGAACCGGCTCAAGGTCATGTGCCAGCGGCGCCAGAAGTCCTGAATGCTCAGTGAGCGATACGGGGAGTCGAAGTTAATCGGCAGGTGGATGTTGAAGATCATCGCCGACCCGATCGCCATATCGACGTATCCGCTGAAGTCGAAATATAGCTGGAAAGTGTAACTGAGGCCGGTGATCCATGCTTGCACGAAGGTGAGGCTTGTTGCCGTGTCGAAGCCAGGCGTTGACCACTGGGCGAAGGTGTCTGCCAGCACCACCTTCTTGAAGAGGCCGGCACTGAATATCATCAGTCCAAGCCGGACGTTGTCGAAGTTGAAACGACGACGGTCCCTATTCTTGAACTGTGGAACCACGTCGGCGTGATGCACGATCGGTCCGGCAATCAACTGCGGAAAGAAGGTGACGAAGAGGCCATAGTTGACGGGACCGTAGCCCCTCGTCAGGAAACGGTAGCTGTCGACGAGATAGGCGATCTTTTGAAAGGTGACGAAGCTCAGGGCCAGCGGAAAGGCGATTTTCCCGACTTTCCAATCGGTTCCGAAAACCAGGTCGACGTTCTCAAGAAAGAAATTGGTGTATTTGAAGTAGGCAAGCAGACCGAGGTTGAAGATGATTCCGACTGTCAGAAGGCTCTTTCTTCGACCTTTCATCGTCTCGGGTAAAGTCGATAGACCGGTGCCGATCCCATAGTTGACCAGGATCGAGAGAAGCAGAATTGGCAGGAATTCCAAGCCGCTGATCGAATAGAATATCAGGCTCGCCACGCTGAGAAAAATAGCAGCCAGCCGATATTGGGCGAAATAATTCAGTATGAAATAACCCGCCGTCGTTATAGGCAGGAATACCAAAATATACGTCGCTGAGTTGAATAACATGACGGATTGCTAAGCACATTGGAAGTTGTGCGGCAAGCGCTCTATATAGGTACCGGGCGGTTCTAATTAGTTACACACATTCATTCGCAACGGTCTTTAGTCTCCTGCTGATTTGCCGTTGCGGTAGCTGTATCCGGTAGCAAGAGCATCCGGTTTGATGGCTTCGATGATGGCTTTTACCATGATCGTCTGGCCCTCGAGGTTTGGATGGATGCCATCGTCATGCAGGAGGCTTTTGCCCGGGATTTTGGCCTTCCTCATCAGAGTCTTATAGTCAATGAGCTTGGCACCGAGCGAGTGGGCTGCAAAGAGGGTGGCGGCGTTGAAACTGGCGCCCTCGAATTCCACTGAAAATCGATAAAGATCGGCGGGTGCGCCACCCAAAACATCGGCCTTGATCTCGTCCGGGACCGTCATCATGATCAGCGTGGCATTGGCTTTTTTGGCGGCGGCGCCAAGCTTCAGCCAGTTGTCATAATACTCGACCGGGTCAGTTCCGTGTCTGCCGGCGTCCTCCAATACGATCGTATCGCCGTCGCGGATAATCTTGCGGTCAATGAGATCGGAAATCCTCTCGGCTCCATCCTCAACCCGATCAGGCTGCCCACTCAGGCCAGCATAGACGGCCATGTGCCCGAGGGCGCGAAGCTGTGACGCCGGGGAACGCAACTCCCAATTCGGGTTGTTCATCTGCTCTTTCGTCGAGCTATCAGGGAAAAATCCGAGCGCATAACCGCGCATGATCGAGTCTCCAAAGGTGAATACGATCGGGCCGAAGCTATCCCGCTCAACCCGGATCTTCGCAAGAAGCGGCTCAACCGGGCCAGCCTGGGCGAGGACGACAGCCGGGGCGGCGATGATCATGAAAAGTGCAAGCAGAAGTTTTCTCATTTGGCTTCGATAGCCGGTCGCTCAGCGAGCGTCCAATTAAATTTCCAAAGGAATATCCCAGGATCGATCGCAATTCTTTGCGACCGTGCGAACCTCTGTGTTCGGCGGATCGCTGGCTCAATCTCAGGTCAATGGGATCGAGGCGGCTTGCCGGCTTCCTGAAAACATCGGCCGTCAGTATCGGGTAAGGACATACTTGCGTGGATGGCAGACGGTAACAATCTCCGTGTGAGGAGGATACGGCGGGCGGTACTCCACCAATAGCTGACCGCACTCGTGAAAGGTCTTCCTGACATACACCTTTTTAGGGTGGTAAACGACATGGCGCGTAGCCGGTGGTGGGCGATAACCCTCAATCATGTCAGCCGCAAAAACGGGCTGGCACAGGATAGCTGTGGCACTGACAGATAGAGAAACGGCTAGTGCTCGAAACATATTTCCCTCCTTGATGGTGTTAAGGAAATATGGCGAAGGGTGAAGATGTCGAGTCTTGGCTACCCCACCTCCCTGACATCATTTGATGCGCGCCCGCGCTAAAAAGCCAAGCCGCCTCCGGGCGGCATTTTCACATCCAAAATCGGAGACCTCCCCATGCTCGTCCATAACTGGCGGCAGACCTTGAAGCATGCCTGGTCGGTGCGCTTCATGGTCCTGGCGCTGCTCTGCATCATCATCGAGCCGATTTACACCTTCGTCGCCGCCACGTGGGTTGCGAAGAACATCTACATCCAACTCGCCATGTCGGCGATCACCGGCCTCCTGGCCGTTGCGGCGATCATCGCCCGCATCTTCGTTCAACAGAAAGTCTCAGGGGATTTGAATGGCAAACCGCCTTCAGAAGGGTAGCGCCGCGGCTGCAATGGCCGTTGCACTGGTGGGCAGCTTCGAGGGGCTTCGTCAGAACGCCTATCCCGATCCGGCGACGCAGGGGCAGCCGTGGACGATCTGCTACGGCTCAACGAACGGCGTGAAGCCGGGCGACCACAAGACTGTGGAGCAGTGCAAGGCGCTGCTGGCGCTCGAGCTGCAGACATATGCCGCGGGCTTCGATCACTGCGTCGCCGTCCCGCTGCCGGATGCTCGATTCGTGGCGCTGACCTCCTTCGCCTACAATGTCGGGGTCAAGGCGGCCTGCGGATCGAGTGCCGTCAAGCTCATCAATCAGGGCAAAACGGCCGAAGGCTGCGAGGCTCTGCTGAAGTGGAACCGCGCCGCCGGCATCGTCTTTCCCGGCCTGACGCGCCGCCGGCAAAAGGAACGCCAATTCTGCCTTGAGGACCTGTGATGTTCGGATTCCTCGATTATGCCAAGCTTGCCGCTGGGGTCGCGGCCGGCATCCTCCTTTACCACGTCTACGCCGTCGCCATCGGCTATCCTTCCGCTGCTCGCGAGGCGCGGGCGGGCTACGTTCTCCAGGCTGAGAAGACCGCCGCCGATGCCCACGCCGCGGAGATGGAGCGCCAGCGCAACGCTGCGGCCCAGGCCACCGAAGAACACCGGAAACGCCTCGAGGCCGCCCAGGCCTCAGAGCAGGCCGCCAAAGACACCCTAGAACAGGAAATCTCCTCCTATGAGCTTCAGCTTTCCGAAAAGAACCGCGCTTGTGCTGTCACTGCTGCTGATCGTGACTGGCTGCTCCGCCACTGAGCGGCTTAACCGTGCGGCTACCGCTAAAGGGCAGGCGCAAGCCGGTGTGCTGCTTCCGGCGCTTCCCGATGATCTCCGGCGCCAAGAGCCTCACGCTGCGGTCACGGAAGGCCAGTCGGTGATCTCGATCCTCGCGCGGGAGCGACAGGCGCTCGATCGGGCGAACGGCCGGCAGCAGCGAACGGTCGAATTCTACGAAGACATCCAGAAGCGCCTCGGCGCGCGGTAGCGAGAATCATGGAACAAATCAGCGGCGAAATCGGCAGCTATCTCGTCTCGCAGGGGCCGTTAGGCGTTCTCGCCCTCATCATGGCCGGCCTCTACGTCTACGAGCGGAAGGGCCGGAACAAGGATAGGGAAGATTTCGACAATGAGCTGAAGGAAGCTCAGTTGGCCAATATCGAATCCCTGAAGATCATTCTTCCTCTGGTGCAAAAGCTGACAACCACCATGGACACGGTTCTTCCTCTGCTGATGCGGAACCTCGACAGGAGGCAGGGATGAGCTTGTCCTCATGGCTAAGCCGGAAGCCGAAGGCTGATCACCAGGCCAAGCAGATCGAGCAAGAGCATCGGGAGCTTAGGGCGGAACTCGCGCAGGCCACCGTCACATTCGAGCGCCGGCGACATCGCGTGCAAGAGATCGCAGAGCAAGCCATAAAAAGCATGAGAGAAGGGCAGGGCAGATGAAGCGGTTCAAGAGGAGCCTTGCGGCGTGGGGGGTGCTGGGGGCCATACTGTCCTTCTGGGGGCTATACGTGCTGCTGCCGATCGAGCAATTGACGAAGGTTTCCTACAGCCTGGCGCTCGGAGCAGTCTTCGCCGTGCTGGTCAGGTACACAAGGGACGCTTTTTTCTTTCTGAGGGAAGGGAGAGAGGGCTATCAGGTGCTCATCGTCGGCGTCTACTTGACCTTTGTCATCCTATTCGGCCAAAGGATCTGGGCCATCGTTCTCAATGTGAACGGTCGCCCCGACTATCTCGCCAACTCGCCCGTGTCGCCATTCATCTCCTGGATGTTGATGATCTCCGCCGCTCTGGTGTCGATGGCTCCGGATGTTGACAATGGCCGGGTAGCGAACGCCAGTCTCGTGCGTTTCGGGATCGCGCTGTTCGTCGCCGGACTGATTTCCGGGATCAGCATCACGACCTTCCTGACCTAACCGGACAAAAAAGGCCCCGCTCTTTGGGAGCGGGGCTAGTTCTGGGTTGAGTTGGGTCGCACATCGAAATGTCGAGTGTGGCTGCCATTACTAATCTCCGCACGACCCGGCCTCCTTACCGTCAACAAAGCCTATTGTTCCCCGGCGGACGGATTTTTTTATGATCCGTTAAGAGACAAGGCGGGGCTGTCGGGGCATCAAAAAAGCCCCGCCGAAGCAGGGCAGTTGGGGAAACTCGAGATGAAGTGGAGATGCCTTGTTCATCATGCCATATACGGGCCACGCAGAAAGGTTGGAAAGGAAGTGGACCATTGCCCTCTACGCGGCCCGGCCCCTTAGAAGGGGCAGATCGCGAACAGACAGGGCAGACGCTATTCAACGATCCAAGCGGCTAACCACCAGTCAGCGGATGCAGTTCCCGTACAGTTCCGCACCAATCATTCCGATCAGGCTCCGCGCGTAACCCTCCTTGAGCAGCTTCATGCCGATCTCTTCGCTATTCGTTCGGTATATGTTTACGAGAGGTCGGTGCGATTGCGTGCGGTCGACCGCGCCGCTCGACACGATCCGCAATCCCTTTTCAGCTAGCAGATCTTTCAATCGCCCTTCGGAATCAGCGCCAACTTCCGTGTCTACTTGTTCCCGTCCGGATAGTTCTTTTTATGAACCTTTCGGCTAGTTGCCATTTTTTCGCAGTGCTCCTCCACCCTCCGGCATGCCTCCCGGGACTGCACTTCCTCCGCCGGTAATACGTCAAAAGGACGCCTCGATCGTCCTTTTTAGCAATCTCGCAAAAGCGCATCCTCGGGACTAAGCTGTACAGGTTCGTGTTTGGAGCAGTCCCATGGAGTTGGTCGAGTACTGCCTGTACAAGCTTGGGAGCTTTTTTTACGGCACTTACTATCTGAATGGACGGGCAATGGCCCTCAGTTTCGCCATTTCCATCGGCCTGGTTTTGACGGTTTTCGCGGTGGAACTCACCTATGTGGGGTTCGGCAATTCCGGGTTCCGTCGGGTTTTCTTCGAACGCAGCAAATCCACAATCACCGACATTGTCTATTTCGTCCTTCAGACGACGGGAATGATTACGCTATTCGCGGCGCTCGCGTCATTTGGTCTGTCCTATGCCATCACCCGCGCGGCTCAGGATGCCCCCCACCTGGACCTTGGCGGGAGGCTGCCAGGCTGGGCACATGTTCTCATGTTTCTGGTGCTGTCAGACTTTTTGAGCTACTGGCAGCATCGGTTGATGCACCGGCTGCCCGTACTATGGCGGCTGCACGAATTTCACCACGCAGCCGAAGAGTTCAACGCGTTGACTTCGTCGCGGGAGCATCCGCTGGAGAAGGCCATAAACATGGCCATCATGGTCGTTCCGGCGCTGCTTGTCGGCCTGCCAACGGCCGAATTCGCCTGCGTGATCATCACCTTTAACGCCATTGGTCTGGTCAAGCACAGTGCCATTCCCTGGCATGGCTGGTTTGGCAAATACGTGATCCAGTCACCACGCGACCACTTCATCCACCACTCCCGAGTGCGGGAACATCACGACAAGAATTTCGCCAATTATTTCCCGATTTGGGATCATTTGTTCGGCACCTATTATAAGGGCGATGCAGACGGTGCAAAGCTCGGTCTGGACCGCGACTACTTCAACCAAACCGATCCGTTCCGCGAAAGCATCGCCACGGAAATCCGTTTCTTCCAACGCGCCGCGCAAGCTGCCAAGGCCATACGCCCCATAGGAAGAAAACCTGCCTCGCAGCAGGGGCTGTCGGGCTCGGAACAGCGCCGGTAGCACGAAGCTTCCCCAGAAGCCGCATGTTCTGCCCGTCGCTTTTCAGGCGCATACCATCAAATTCAGCTATCATCCTTGCTCCCACGCAGTCCATTATGTCGCATCAGCCGGTGATAGTATTCCTCGACTTTTCGCATAGCCTCGCGCGGTTCTGCTTCGAATCCTTGTTGCGGCGTCAGCCATTGGCGGACATGCGGGCCGAGGCCGCTCCATTGCCACTGGCCATTCTTCGGGCCGCCGCTTTCCATCCGAATCCTCCCGATGATTATTTCCCCGTCATAGCCCAGCCAGTCGAGATCAGTCGGCTGGTCGCGTTCGTCGATCTTCGTGCCGCGCCATTTGTAGAGTGGTTGGTATCGAGTGCACATATCCGGAACATCGCCCTAGCCGGTCCAATAATCAATCCGGGTGGATTGGCTTTTAAGCTATGAGGGGTTCCCAGAGCGGCCACGGTGGACCGCACGGCCACTGCGAACAGGGGTGCAGCAGTACAAGATACTGAAACCGTGCGGCCCGTCCTCGGAACACATAACTACCTGAATAGGTTCCCGGATCATGAGTTCACCGCGAAACAAAGCCCCGCTGGTTGGCGGGGCTAGTTTGTACAGACGGAAAGGCGGCTGCGCCATAGTTGCCGGGGAGCGGTCGAAAGCGCATCCTCGTGACCCGCCGTGGCAACAAAAGTTCCCGGCCCCCACCTAATGAATTTGGGCAAATTGCTTTTCCGAGCGCCGCTGCTGAAGTGTCAGCATGACCAAGCCGCCTCGCAAGCCTGCCAAGCCGCTGCTCGGTGAAGCCGACACGCCGATCCGCAGCCGGCCGCGGAAGAAGCGCGATCCGGCCCAGCCTCGGCTCACCCTTGATCCCATGCCGGCGCGCATCGAGCCATGCCTGGCCCTGCTGAAGCCGCGGCCGCCGAACGGCCCGCAATGGACATACGAGGTGAAATGGGACGGCTACCGCTTGGCTGTTCACATCCAACCATCCGGCGTCCGCATCCTCACGCGCGGTGGCCATGACTGGACCGATCGCTTCCCGGCGATCCTGGCCGAGGCGAGGCGCCTTCCTGTCTCGACGGCGATCCTGGATGGCGAGGCCGTTGTGCTCGACGCGCAAGGCCGGTCGGATTTCGGCATGCTGCAGCAGTCGCTCGGCGGCCGCGGCGGCAAGCGCCCGTCCAGAGAGGCAATCTTCATGGCGTTCGATCTTCTCTATTTCGACGGCCATGACCTCACTGGAACCGAACTCACCTCCCGGCGCCGTCTCCTCGAGGGGCTGGTACCGCCTGGCGGGGAGGATGCTATCCGGCTGTCTGAAGAGATTGATGCTGATGGCGAGACGCTTCTGCGTATCGCATGCGAGCACGACCTCGAAGGCATCATCGCGAAAGACCGCAACAGCCCCTATCGCAGCGGCCGCCTCGGCGACTGGGTGAAGATCAAATGCATTCAAAGCGATGGCTTCTTGATCATCGGGTATGAAAAGTCGACAGCATCGTTCGGCGGCATCGGGCGGCTGCTGCTCGCGGCACGCAAAGGAAACGAGCTCGTCTATGTTGGGGGAGTGGGAACCGGCTTTAACGAGCGTTCCGCGGGCGAACTCCGGAAGCAGATGGACACGCTGACAATCGGCAAGCCGGCGGTCGACACAAGACGGAAGCGAAACGCGGTCTTTATCGAGCCGACGCTTGTTGCCGAGATTGAATATCGGGCCTGGACGCATGACGGAAAGCTGCGCCATGCATCTTACAAGCGCCTCCGGGAAGAGCAGGATAGCGCCGGGGTCTATCTCTTGGACTAA